ACTTGAAATTTATACAGAACAAAAGAAGCAACCCAATCTAACATTCGAGCAAGAAATGGAACTTGCAGATAAAATCCATAATATTAAAATGAAATTAAATGGAGTCAAGCCAACTGATTCACACATAGATTGTTTTGGTTGTGGCTCATAAATTAAATTATGAATTCACCAACTTCTTTTATTGTAAAGCCTTTAAAGGGTAAAAGATACGATAACACAAAGACTTACGGGAATATTGATTTTATAATCAGTACGTCACAGGAGGACCATAGGTTTTCTAATAGACAAGCTGAGGTTATAGAACTTCCTCTTGATTATAATGGACCTATAGAGAAAGGAGATAAATTACTTGTACATCATAATGTTTTTAAATATTATAATGATATGCAGGGAAAAGTTCAAAGTGGCAAAAGTTATTTTAAAGATGATTTATTTTTTATAGATGAAGAACAATACTATGCATATCATAATGGTGTAGAGTGGAATGCAATAGATAGATATTGTTTTATTAAACCTGCACCGGTAGAAGATTCTTATATTTATAAACCATTAAGCGAAGAACCTTTAATTGGAATTGTAAAATATCCTAATGAATATTTAAAATCTAAAGGGGTTACAAAAGGAGTTAAAGTGTGTTACAAACCTGAAAGTGAATATGAGTTTAATATTGATGGAGAAAAACTATACAGAATGTTTGACCATCAAATAACAATGATACTTTGAGAACTATATCTTTATTACATATGAGTTATATTTTTTGGGAAGACGAATGGAATGAGCACGATGGCTCACCTATTCCAATAAGAAAAAAGAAAAGATTTAAAAATGAAATCAAAAGAAATAAAATTAAAAATAATAGAAGCAGGTCACAGGGCAGTGGAACAACTGATAAAGGTGGCGAAGGAAGCAATTATTAAACACGACCCTGAAGATGACTTATCTGCTGATAGATTAAAAAATGCAGCAGCTACAAAAAAGTTAGCAATCTTTGATGCTTTTGAAATATTAAATAGAATAGAATCGGAGAAGGAAGCTATTGAGTCATTAGAAAGGGGAGCCAAAAAAACAGATACAAAACAAGGATTTGCAGAAAGAAGGTCTAAATAAATTATATAAAGTACTTGAAGGTATTGTACCTAAAAATGTTTTAACGTCTAAGAACAAGGCTAAAACGTGGAAATATGGATACAATTCTAAATATGATTTTATTGTCATTTCTAAAAGCGGACAAATAGGAAACATAATTTCTATTCAAGGACTAAGTATAGCACTTCCATTAGAACCAAAAAAGTGTCTTCAAAGACACTCAAAAAAAGAAGAACAGTATTGGGAAAGACAAGAACTGCCTAAAGCTTTATCAAAGATTCAATCAATATTTCAGTGGAATGAAATGTCCTCAGAGTTTAAAGATAGGTGGGTTGATTATATAGAGGAAGAGTTTGATAGAAGAGAACAAGGTTTATGGTATATGTCAAACGGTATTCCTACCTATATAACAGGAGCACATTATATGTATTTACAGTGGACATCTATTGATGTTGGTTATCCTGATTTTAGAGAAGCTAATAGATTATTGTTTATTTTTTGGGAAGCTTGTAAAGCTGACACAAGAAGTTTCGGAATGATTTATTTAAAGATAAGACGTTCAGGATTTTCTTTTATGTCATCTTCTGAATGTGTAAATACCGGAACTCTAGCTAAAGATTCTAGAGTTGGTATACTGTCTAAGACAGGTTCTGATGCAAAAAAAATGTTTACAGATAAGGTTGTTCCAATAAATAGTAGACTACCATTTTTCTTTAAACCTATTATGGATGGTATGGATAAACCTAAAACAGAACTAGCTTTTAGAATTCCGGCTGCAAAGATAACTAAAAAAAATATGTACGATACAACCAATGATGAGTTGTATGGATTAGATACTACAATAGATTGGAAGAACACAGATGACAACTCTTACGATGGTGAAAAACTTTTACTATTAGTTCACGATGAAAGTGGTAAATGGATAAAGCCTAATAATATTTTAAATAATTGGAGAGTAACTAAAACCTGTCTACGTCTTGGTAGTAAAATTATTGGTAAATGTATGATGGGTTCTACATCAAATGCTTTAGATAAGGGTGGTGACAACTTTAAAAATTTATACAATAATTCTAATGTATTAAACAGAAATGCCAATGGTCAAACCAAAAGCGGTATGTATTCACTTTTCATCCCTATGGAATGGAATATGGAGGGGTTTATAGATAGGTATGGAATGCCTGTTTTTAAAAATCCCGAACAAGGTGTTGAAGGAATTGATGGAGAAACAATATATCAAGGAGCAGTAGACTATTGGGATAATGAAGTGGATTCATTAAAGAAAGACCCTGATGCATTAAATGAATTTTATAGACAATTTCCTAGAAGTGAATCACACGCATTTAGAGATGAGAGTAAGCAATCTATATTTAATCTTACCAAAATATATCAGCAAATAGATTACAATGATTCTTTAATAATAGACCATCATTTAACAAGAGGAGATTTAGTTTGGAAAAATGGAATAAAAGATTCTAAGGTTGAGTTTACTCCAAATCAAAGAGGTAGGTTTTATGTATCTTGGACTCCATCAAAAAATCTACAAAACAGAGTAGAAAGTATTAATGGTAAAAAAACACCGGGCAATAAACATATAGGTGCATTCGGATGTGATAGTTATGATATATCAGGAACTGTAGGTGGTGGAGGTTCTAATGGAGCCTTGCACGGTTTAACTATGTTTAATATGGATGATGCTCCAAGTAATGAGTTTTTTTTAGAATATGTTGCTAGACCTCAAACGGCAGAAATATTTTTTGAAGATGTATTAAAAGCTTGTGTGTTTTATGGTATGCCAATACTTATAGAGAATAATAAACCTAGATTGCTATATCATTTTAAAAATAGAGGATATAGAAATTTTTGTTTAAATAGACCTGACAAACACTATAATAAATTATCAAAGACTGAAAAAGAATTAGGTGGTATTCCTAATTCAAGTGAAGCAGTAAAACAAGCACACGCTTCTGCAATAGAATCTTACATAGATGCAAACATAGGAATGAAAGAAAATAATGAAATGGGTGATTGCATTTTTACAAGAACTTTAGAAGATTGGGCAAAATTTGACATAAGTAATAGAACTAAGTTTGATGCTAGTATTTCCTCGGGGTTAGCGATTATGGCTTGTCAGAAACACCTATATATACCTCAGCAAAAAGTTTCAAAAATAAAGGTTAACTTTGCAAGGTATAGTAATAAAGGTACAATAAGCGAAATTATTAGATGAAGAAAGTAGACATTAACATATCATCTACAGGATTTCCTAGTCAATTTGTTTCAGATTCAGAAAAAGCTACTGACGAATTTGGTTTACAAATCGGACAAGCTATTCAGTACGAATGGTTTAAAAGAGACGGAAATAGTTGTAGGTATTATAATCAATGGAGAGACTTCCATAGACTCAGATTATACGCAAGAGGAGAACAGTCAGTAGCTAAATACAAAAATGAATTAGCAATAGATGGTGATTTGTCTTATCTAAATTTAGATTGGACACCTGTACCTGTATTGCCTAAGTTTGTTGATATTGTAGTAAACGGAATGCAGAGCAGAGAATTTGTACCTAAAGCTTTTGCTCAAGATGCATTATCACAATCTAAAAGAAGCAAGTACCAACAGATGGTTGAGGGACAAATGGTCGCAAAACCTATGCTTGAAACTATACAAAAGAAAACCGGAGCAAATCCTTTTACAGTAGAGCCTGAAGAACTTCCGAATTCTGATGAAGAGTTGAAGTTGTATATGCAATTAAATTATAAACCTGCAATAGAAATAGCTGAAGAAGAAGCAATTAGTACTTTGTTTGAAGCTAATAAATATGATGACACAAGAAAGAGGTTAGATTATGATATGACTGTTCTAGGTTTAGCAGTTGCGAAGCACGAGTTTTTACCCGGAGATGGAGTAAAGATTAGTTATGTAGACCCTGCTAATATAGTATATAGTTATACTGAAGACCCTTACTTTAGAGATTGTTTTTATTGGGGTGAGATTAAAACTCTTCCTATTATAGAATTAAAAAAGATTGACCCAACTTTAACTAATGAAGATTTAGATGAGATATCTCAATATTCTCAGAGTTGGTATGATTATTATAATAATGCACAAGCATATCAAAACGATATCTTTTATAAAGATACTGCAACCGTTATGTACTTTAATTATAAAACAACAAAAAAAGTTGTTTATAAAAGAAAAGTAAAAGATAATGGTAATGTAAGTATGATTGAAAAAGATGATAATTTCAATCCACCTGATGAAATGATGGATGAAGGTAACTTTACAAAAGAGTCAAAAACTATTGATGTATGGTATGAAGGTGTTATGGTTATGGGAACTAATATTCTTTTACAGTGGAAGCTAATGGAGAATATGGTTAGACCACAATCTGCAACACAACACGCTATACCTAATTATGTAGCTAATGCACCAAGAATGTACAAAGGAGTAATTGAGTCTTTAGTTAGACGTATGGTTCCTTTTGCAGACTTGATTCAAATCACACATTTAAAACTACAACAAGTTATATCTAGAGTTGTGCCTGATGGTGTATTTATTGATGCCGATGGATTGGGTGAAGTTGATTTAGGAAACGGAAACGCATATAATCCTGAAGATGCTTTAAGATTATATTTTCAAACAGGTAGTGTAATAGGTAGAAGTTATACTCAAGATGGTGATTATAACCAAGGTAAAGTTCCTATTAAAGAATTGACTTCAAATTCAGGAGCATCTAAAACACAAATGCTTATAACTAATTATAATCATTATTTAAACCAAATTAGAACTGTAACAGGTCTTAATGAGGCAAGAGATGCGAGTATGCCTGATTCAAACTCTTTAGTTGGATTACAAAAAATGGCGGCATTAAATTCTAATGTAGCTACAAGACATATACTACAAGCAGGTTTATATATTTATAAAAGTTTATCTGAAGCTATAACTTATAGAGTAGCAGATATTTTACAGTATGCTGACTTTAAAGAAGAGTTTATAAATCAAATAGGTAAATACAACGTATCTATACTTGGAGATATCTCTGACTTATATATTTATGATTTTGGAATATTTATTGAACTATCACCTGATGAAGAACAAAAAGCACAATTAGAACAAAATATTCAAATGGCTTTATCTAAAGGAGATATTAATCTTGAAGATGCAATTGATATTCGTGAAATAAAAAATATGAAACTTGCTAATCAGCTTTTGAAAATGAAGCGTATTTCTAAGCAAGAAAGAGAAGAGAAGATGGCTATGCAACAACAAGCTATGAAATCTCAACAAATGATTAAGCAACAAGAAATGACTATACAAGCTAATCAGCAAAAGTTGCAAATGGAAACTCAAGCTAAATTACAATTTAGACAAGGAGATATTGCTTTTGAAATAGAAAAAATGAAACAAGAAGCAATGTTGAAGTCACAATTAATGCAAGAAGAGTTTGCAATAAATATGCAATTAAGACAGATGGATGCTCAAGGCTTACAGTCTAGAGAAGACCAAAGAGAAAAAGCAAAGTCTGAACGTATATCTCAAGCTAATTCTGAACAATCTAAATTAATCAATCAACGTAAGAACAATCTTCCACCAATGAATTTTGAATCTAATGAAGATAGTTTGGATGGCTTTGATTTAGCTGAGTTCAACCCGAGATAAGTTGTCTAAAAGTATATTATTTTTTGTGTAACTTTGTATAAAATTAAATTTAATAAAATATGGAAATAAAAGTAAAAGAAGTCGGAGCGACTGAAGAAAAGTCTGTACAACAAGTTGAACAAGAATTGTTAGACAAACATCAGGAGTCAACAACAGGACAACCTCCTGTAGCAGAAGATAAGGTTGTTGAGTCTACTAAAGTAGAAACTACAACAGAAGAAAAAAAACCGGAACCTGAAGCTGAGAAGAAGCAAGTTCCACAAGAAGAAATTAAAACTCAATCCTCAGAGTTAAGTGAGGATGACGTTCTTAAATATATTGGAAATAGATACGGTAAAGAGTATAAATCTCTTGACGAGTTAAATCAACAGAGAGAGGAGAAACCTCTTCCTGAAGATGTAGCTAAGTATCTTAAATACAAAAAAGAAACGGGTCGTGGATTCGAGGACTTTGCAAAAATGCAAAAGAACTATGATGAAATGGAACCCGATAGATTGCTAAGAGAATATCTAACTGCAACTGAAAAAGGTCTTGATGCTGAAGACATCACAGAACTTATGGAAGATTATCAATACGATGAAGATGTTGATGATGAAAAGCAAATTAGAAAAATTAAATTAGCAAAGAAAAAAACTATTGCTAAAGCCAAAGATTTTTTTGTCAAGCAACAGGAGTTATATAAGGTCCCTCTCGAGTCGAAAAGGGATTCTATTCCTGAATCTGAAACAGACGAATACAAGGCATATAAGCAATATATAGCTGAAGCGAAGACAATCGGTGAACGGAACTCAAGAGCGAGGGAAGTTTATCTAGAAAAAACAAACAATGTATTCAGTGAGTTCAAAGGTTTTGAGTTTACGCTAGACGATAACAAAGTTTACTTTTCACCCGGTGATGCAGATGAGTTGTTAAAAGTTCATTCTAATCCTAGTACTTTTATTGAAAAGTATCAGGAGTCAGATGGTTCTCTTAAAAACGCAGAAGGTTACCACAGGTCACTAGCAATGGCAATGCATCCTGAGAAGTTTGCTAAATTCTTTTATGAGCAGGGCAAATCTGCAGCAGCAGATGAGCAAATGAGAAAGTTGAAAAATGTAAATATGACTACTCGTACCGCTCCGGAAGTTGGAAGCACAAAATCAGGTATGCAAATAAAATCTATAAACACCGACCACGGTAGGGGTTTAAAGATTAGGAGTAATAAAAAGTAAAATTGTTAAACTAAAAAATTAAAAAATGAGTGTATTAAACGTACCCGGTTTTGACTTACAACCAAGTGCACAAAGAGTGCCGTTGAAGTCTAACTACATTACCAATTTTGATTTCTTGAATCAGTATCTACCTGATACTTATGAAAAAGAATTTGAAAGATATGGTAATAGAACAATCGCATCCTTCCTAAGAATGGTAGGTGCAGAAATGCCATCTAACTCTGACCTTATCAAATGGGCAGAACAAGGAAGATTGCATACTAAATATGTAAAGTGTACAACTGCGGCATTAATTAATGCTGACGAAGCTGACTTCACTATTGGAGATGCAGGTGTCCCTGCTTTCGGTGCTAGTAATAGTATCGCTATTAGAAAAGGACAAACTGTATATATCTCTGATAATGCAGGTGGTGGTTCAGCTAAAGCAGTAGTAACTAAAGTTGATTATGCTACTAAAGTAGTAAGTGTTGCATTCTATGACAACAATGGAATACCGGTAGCAGGAGCAGGTCTTGAGTTTACAATGTTCATCTACGGTTCTGAATTCAGAAAAGGAACAGTAGGAATGGAAGATTCTCTAGAAGCTGATGACTTCATCTTTGAAAACTCTCCAATTATCATTAAAGATAAATATGCAGTATCAGGTTCTGATATGGCACAGATTGGATGGGTTGAAGTAACAACTGAAAATGGAGCAAATGGATACCTATGGTATATGAAGTCTGAGCACGAAACTAGATTGAGATTTGACGACTATCTAGAGACTGCAATGATTGAAGCAGTTCCTGCAGGTAATACTTCAGGTGCAGCTACTCAAGCAGTAGCAGGTGCTGAGATGGTAGGTAACAAAGGTTCAGATGGTATCTTCTACGCAGTAGAGCAAAGAGGAAACATTTGGGGTGGAGGAAACCCAACTATTTTAGCTGATTGGGATTCTATCATTTCAAGACTTGATAAGCAAGGTGCTATTGAAGAGAATGTTGTATTTGTAGATAGAGATTTCTCTTTCGACATTGACGATATGCTTTCTCAGCAGTCATCTAATGCAGCAGGTGGTGTATCTTATGGTCTTTTTGACAATGAGAAAGAAATGGCACTTAACTTAGGATTCACAGGATTTAGAAGAGGTTATGACTTCTATAAGTCTGATTGGAAATATTTGAATGACCCAACAATGAGAGGTGGATTACCTACAGGTGCAGGGTCAGGTAGAGTTAATGGACTTTTAGTTCCTGCAGGTTCTACTTCAGTATATGACCAAATCCTTGGTAAAAATGCTAAGAGACCATTCTTGCACGTTAGATATAGAGCTTCAGAAACTGAAGACAGACGTTACAAGACTTGGATTACAGGTTCTGCAGGTGGAGCAGAAACTTCTAGCTTAGATGCTATGGAGGTTCACTTCCTATCTGAAAGAGCAGTATGTACTTTAGGTGCAAACAACTTCTTCTTATTCCAAGAGTAAGCAGATATTTAATAGGGGAGTGTCTTCAAAGACACTCCCTTTTTTTAAACTTTAATTTAAATTTAATACAATGAAAAAAAAGACGACAACTGTTTACGTTGATAAGCAGTATAAACTAACAAGAGATGTAGCACCTCTTTCCTTTATGCTACCAATAAAACATTCAAGAAGATTTCCTTTATTACATTTTGATGAGAGCACAGGTACAAACCGTGAACTTAGATATGCTAGAAATCAAAAGTCACCTTTTGTTGATAAGCAAGATGGTAATGCTTTGCTAGAGCCTGTAATATTTGAAGATGGATTTTTGTTTGTTAGAAAAGAAAACCAAGTACTTCAACAATTTCTACATTATCATCCTTTAAACGGAACTAAGTTTGTTGAGGTAGATAAATCTAAAGATGCTGCACAAGTAGTAGACCAACTTATGATTGAAGCAGATGCTTTAGTCGAAGCTAAGAAACTATCTCTTGAGCAATTAGAGAATGTATGTAGAGTTTTGTTTAATACGAATGTAGATAAACTAACTACTGCAGAAATGAAAAGAGATGTTTTAGTTTTTGCTAAGAACAATCCTCAAGATTTTCTAGATATTTGTAGCGACCCTGAATTAAAGATTATGGGTATGGTACAATCATTCTTTGATAAAGGGCATTTAGCTTATAGAAAAAGTAAAAAGGAAGTATGGTATAACACCCCAACTAATAAAACTAAAATGCTTAATGTACCATTCGGTGCTGATGGTTTAGATTTAGTTGTTTCTTATTTACAATCAGACGAAGGTATTGACGTACTTAAACACCTCGAAACACTATAATATAATATTGTATCTTTGTGGTTTAGTGCTTACACCACGAAGGTGTAGGTTTTTTTACTAACCTTAAATTATTTATTATGTTAAAGTATTTAGAATTTGAAACTGAAACCGGAAAAGAACTTGTAGCTTGTGATGCTATTTTAAATGTCCAAGTAGCAACAAGTCAACTAGCGTACATTCAGTTAAAAGGTTCAAATTATAGAATCGAAGTTAAAGGAAGTGATTTGACAAGTGGTTTTCAAGAAGTTGTTAATGAGGCTCTTTTTATAGCTGCCACAACAAATTGGATGAAACCGATTTCAAAGGTTGTGTTTGAAGGAGATTATTCAGACGTAAGCCTTAAGAGTTTAGATTTTCAGTGTATTACTTGTATTGAAGTCAATCCTTAAACTTAAATCTACCTAACTAAAAGCGAGACCTCTTCATTTTGAAGGGGTCTTTTTTTTTTAGTTATCTTTGTACAAAAGATTACAGATGATAAATTCAGTAAGACAAACAGTGATGTCCATCCTGAATAAAAATAATTACGGATATATTTCTCCGTCAGATTTTAACTTGTTTGCAAAACAAGCACAGTTAGATTTATTTGAAACATATTTTTATTCATACAACTATCAGTTGCAGAAAGAAAATGCAAGACAGTCAGGAACAGGATATGCAGATATAACAAAGGGATTGGAAGAAGTTATTGATACTTTTTCTGTTACGTTACCTTTGTTAAATGCGGGTGGGAACAATTATTTTTTACCATCTTTAACAACGACAAATAATGATTATTATTTAATTAATAAAAACTTAGTACATAATAATCTAATAGTATCAGGAACAACTGATGGAGTTGTGGGTGGTCAAAATGCTATTGTTGACGGTTCGGCTACATTTACAACAGATGGTATTTCTATAGGAGATATTGTTGGAATAACTATAGCCGGAGTAACTTATAATTATACTGTTCTGAATATACTAAATGACACTACTATTCAAACAAGTGGTAACAACATTAACGTACAACCGCTTTTATATTCTATTTATAAAAAAGGAGATATAAAGGAAGCTGAAAAAGTTACACATACTAAGATAACAATGCTTAATAATTCAATATTGACTAAGCCTAATTTAACATATCCTGCATATACTCAAAACGGATTGACTGTTGAAATATATCCTGATACAGTAAGTAATGTTGGGCAATTGGTTTCTCAATATATAAGATTTCCTTTTACACCTAAATGGACATATGTTACTTTAACTAACGGAGAACCTGCATTTGATGAGACTGCAGTTGATTATCAAGACTTTGAACTACCAAATGATGACGAAGTAAATTTAGTTATGAAGATACTTCAATATGCCGGAATGAGTATTAGAGAGATTCAAGCAGTTCAATTTGCAGGAAGTGAAGAAGCACAAAGCGAACAACAAGAAAAATAATTATGGCATATATAAACGATTATCAATATTATGAAAATGGCGGTGCAAATCCTGAAGATGCTAATTGGGGTTCATATCAATATGTTTCATTAGAAGATATTGTCAACAATTTTATGTTGATGTATACAGGAAACCATAGTATTGTAAACAACGAAGAAAGGTACAAAGTATTATTCCACGCAAAAAGAGCGATACAGGAATTAAACTATGATGCTTTTAAAGAAATTAAAATTTTAGAATTAAGCGTATGTGATACACTAAGATATGTCTTACCTAATGACTACGTTAATTGGGTGAGGATTTCTATGTATAAAGATGGATTGTTATATCCATTAAGTGAGAACATACAAACCAATTGGTCTTCTGCATATTTACAAGATAGTGATTGTAGAATTCTTTTTGATATAGATGGCAACGCATTAAAACCTCAACATTCAGATTTAGATTATGATAGAATTTATGGTGGTAAAAGGTCTATTTATCTAAATGCAAATTCCCCTTACAATGGTAAAGAAGGATATTTTTGTGACGGTGAATGGTTTTTTGAGTATGGTATTGGTGCTCACTACGGATTAAATACGGAGACTGCCAACGCTAATCCTACCTTTAAGATTAATCCAAAGGGTGGTGTTATTAACTTTAGTTCAGGAATGTCAGGAGAACTCTGTGTGTTAGAATATGTATCAGATGGTATGGAAAATGGTAACGATAGTTTAGTTACTGTAAATAAATTATTTGAAGATTATATCTATGCCGCAATTGAGTTTGCAATACTTGGTTCTAAAGTTGGTGTACAAGAGTACATCGTAAATAGACTGAGAAAGCGTAAATCAGCATTGCTTAGAAACGCAAAAATCAGAATAAGTAATATACACCCCGGAAGACTTTTAATGAATATGAGGGGTAGAGATAAGTGGATTAAATAATATGGCTACTACGACAAGAAATTTTACTCAAGGGAAAATGAATAAAATGGTGGATGAACGTCTTGTCCCTCAAGGGCAGTACGTTGATGCACTTAATGTTCGTATGGGTTCTACTGAAGGCTCTGAAATAGGTGTAATAGAGAACTCTAAGGGTAACGAACAATTAACCTCTCTAAAGTATTTAAATGATAATTTAAGCAATCAAGCTAAATGTATTGGTGCTTTTGAAGATGGTGCTTTTGAAACTATGTATTGGTTTGTTCACGACCCTAATTTTGGTGGACCCGGAACATTAACAGGTGTAGTTGATTTAATTGTTTCATACAATGCACAGACTTTACTATTAAGATACCACGTTATTAGTATTGGCGACCCACTAGATACAACACAAACTAAAACCACATTAAACTTTAATTCTGATTACTTAATTACAGGAGTAAATAAAATTGAAAATTTATTGTATTGGACAGATAATTATAATCCACCAAGACAAATAAATGTAACTAAAAATTACCCAAATCCTGTCGCATCACTAGATACATTTTCTGCTGAAGAGATTATGGTTATTAAAAAACCACCTTCAGAAGTACCTTTGGTAACCCCTGTAGCAACTTCAAGTCAAGATAACTTTTTAGAAGATAGGTTTATTTGTTTTGCATACAGATATAAATATGCTGATGGTGAGTATTCAGCAACGTCACAATTTTCAGAACCTAGCTTTATACCTAATACATTTAAATATGATATCAGTACGGCATTAAATTCAGGTATGTTAAATAGTACTAATGCTGCTACAATAAGATATAATTCAGGTGGTCCTTTAGTAAAGGAAGTAGATATACTTTTTAAAGATATGAATAGTTCAATAATTAAAGTTATTGAATCATTAAACAAGGAAGATGTAGGATTAGCTGATAATACAGAATACAATTTTAATTTTAACAACAGTAAGATATTTACTATTCTGCCTTCGTCAGAAATTTTGAGACTATATGATAATGTACCGCATTTAGCACAGGCTCAAACAATGATGGGTAACAGATTAATGTATGGTAATTATTATGAGCAATATGATTTATCGAGAGAGTCGGTACCAACTAAGTTTGAATATACTGTAGGTACAAATCAAGAATCAATAGGTAGAACTGACTTAGAAGGTTTAACTGTACAGGGAAACTATAGTATTAATGGTGCTCAAGCAATACAGAATAGTGTTGTTGAAGTAAATTTAGATGGATTAGACTTAATACAGGGTGCTACGTTAAATATATTGATAAGGTTTGAACACAACAGTTGGACAGGACAAGCACCATTCCCTGCTGATACAACACAAGAGCAAGATATAGAATTTACATATATACTACCAACAGACTTCAATTCAGTATATGATTTAGCTACTTCGGTAGATTTTGCTGAGAAGGTTGGTGTTACAACTAACATTCAAACAGTTGCCAATTCTTGTAATGGTACAACATTAACTGACTTGTTTAATTGTGTTATCTCAAATGAATTATCAGGATTATTTAAATACGAAAGTGGTATAAGTGCTACAGGTCAACCTATAGAAATTATTGCTTCTCCGGGTTCAACTAGCATAAAGCTTCAGCTTTTAGCTATGTCTTTTGTAGACGACCCTACAGGTGTGGCTATAACACAAACAGTATGGGAGTACTATAAAATAAACTTAGTAGATGCGGTATACCAAGAATTAGGAGACCCATCAAGTCTACATAGTAACAGAGGATATGAGGTTGGTATTGTTTATATGGATGAATTTAATAGAGCATCTTCAGCACAAGTTAGTTTAAATAATAATGTGCATATTCCTTGTTCTTCATCAGAATTTAAAAATACAATTAGTGTAAATATACCAACATCACAACTTGCACCATCTTGGGCAACTAGATATAAGTTTTGTATAAAGCCTGATAAGGAGCAATACAATACAATATATTCACAGTTCTTTTTCAGAGACCCTGCTAGTGGAGCAGATTACTTTTTATTAGAAGGTCAGAACTCACAAAAAATAGAACTTGGTGATGAATTAATTGTAAAAGTAGACACTCAAGGTCCAAGAGATAGTTGTACATATACAACGGTTCTTGAAAAAGATGCCAAAACAAAAGACTTTTTGGACCCTGCTCCGATTGATGTTAATGGAAACGATATCCCTGTACCTGCCGGTACTTATATGAAACTAAGAGCGAATAATTTTTCTACTGAGGTAGGAGATTTACCGGTTGTTGCTTATGGAGAAAAAAATAATAACGGAAGTGGTTGTAGGTCTATTAACTACCCTGTAGATACAGAAGACCCAAACAACCCCGGTAGTTATATAGATTACAGTTTACCTGCAGGTACTAAAGTTAATATAAAACTTAGAAGTTACAGAAGGGGTAACATAGATTCTTTATTTGGAAATGTTCCTAAAAAACTATGGCAAGTTGATACAACTTTTACCGCTTCTCAGGAATATAGTAATTTTAAAAATTGGTTTGAAGGAGATAATATTGCCGGTGCTTTATCAGGTTTAGCAAATGATGACGGTACAGGAGTTGACGGTCCTAATTATAGTAATAACTATCAGTCTGCAGGTAATAGACCTTGTAGCGTTGGTAATGTTTACTCAAACTTTTATCAATCCGGAGGAAGAACATATTTTGTTTTTAAAGCATCGAAGGGATATGGTGGTAGTAAAAAGGAATCTAGATGTAGAGTTGATATTGAGGTAATTAGAGCAAGTGGATTAACTGTATTTGAAACATTACCAAAAGATGCTTCTCCTGATTTGTGGTATGAGTCATCTCAATCTTATGCAATCAACACTGCTACCGGTGAACATTCTGGAAATAAGCAAGACCAAGATATTGCAACAAACTCTCCTGCTATTATAAAAACTGCATTCTTTAATTGTTTTTCATTTGGAAATGGAGTTGAAAGTTATAGAATTCAAGATTCTATTATTGGTAAAGAAATGGTATTGGGTAACAGAGCATTTACAACTACCGCTCAAACCTACAAAGAAGAGCATAGGTTTGCCGATATAACTTATAGTGGTGTATATAATGCAGAATCTAACGTAAACAAACTAAACGAGTTTAATGCAGGGTTACTAAACTTTAAAGCTTTAGAACAATCATTTGGACCTGTTCAAAAATTATTTGCAAGAGAGACAGATATACTTACATTACAAGAAGATAAAATATCTTATGTATTATCAGGAAAGAATTTGCTTTCAGATGCTGCAGGTGGAAGTGCATTAACCTCTGTACCTGAAGTTTTAGGAACACAAATAGCTAGGATAGAAGAGTATGGTATAAGCCATAACCCTGAAAGCTTTGCTCAATATGGACCTGACAAATATTTTACTGATGGTAAACGAGGAGTTGTTTTGCAACTTACAGGAACCTCAGCACAAAACGAAAGATTAAAAGCCATATCTGCAGAAGGTATGAGACCTTGGTTTAGAGATTTATTTAATGATAGTTTGTTTACTCAAAAATTAGGAGGGTACGATACTTATATGAATGAGTTTGTATTAGCATCTAATTGTACAGAAATTCCTTTAGAGATTGATTGTACTCAATGTGGTATAACACAACAAGTTCTTTTACAAACTCAAAAAGAAGTGTTTACATATTGCGTTGATGTAGGTGAAACTATAGGGACAGTTGATATTGACTATACGGTAGATTCTTCTTCTTTAGTAGGAACTTTTAAAATTGATGCTGAATATGGTTTACAGAATGTTACTACAGGAAATGTTTCTACAGGAGGCACTTTAAGTTTTAATAAAAACTTAATCTTAAATCAAGAAGCACAGATAACAATACAAACATCGGGTTATGCTTCTATTACATTAACTGTTAATTGTCCTCAAGCTGAGATAATTACAATTAAATTGGTACACTTAAATAGTGATGCTGATACAGGTTTAAGTATACACGATGAATATCGTTGGGTTGATGGACCTTTTATATCTCCTCTTCAATCTGAAGAAGTTACAATGATAGGTGGTACTTATCCTATTGTTTCTTTATATGAAGATATAACAGGACCACAAGGAGGTGGTGTTATACCAACTAATGGCTCTACTGTTTCTATGTACTCTAATCTTCTTGGAGCAGATGACTATGTATTTAATCCTGTTCAAGATGACTTTAAGTATTTAAGAACAGATACATTATATGGTAATAATCCTGCAGACATTCTCGCATTGTTAGCGGCATCTTCACAGGCTACACCAATAAACCCACCGGCAAATGGTAATACTGCATATTATGCGGACTTTACAATGCCAAACCAAGGACAATATTTATATTTAATTTGGGACTTTAGAACAAGTACACCATTAGATTTGTGTTATGGAGCATCTCCAACAGAAGCTTGTTGTTCTTGTGAAGGGTCAGGTCCTTCGGCTACTATTTGGGGACTTTCTGATTGTGATACCGGTAACCTTGTAATTATTGAAGACACTAATAGTCTTTACAGTGTTGGGGATGTGGTTCAATATCAAAGCACTGTAGGTGGAACAATTAGATGTGGTGAAATTTTAGCACCATCTGTTTTAACTCCTACCGGAACACTTTATGGAACAGGTGTATCATATGTTTGTGGTGACACAACTCATTGTAATATCCCTGACCCAAGTGGAGTTAGTTGTACATCATATACATTATCTACATCTTCACCACAAGCACAAAGTTTTTCATACACTGCGTGTGATGGAACTTCAGCAGGTGGAGCAATAGGTGGTGTAGGAGGATATGACCAAGAAACAATATGTGCACAAACAGGAACAGTTAATCCGGGATTAAATTCAATAGGGACTAATGGGTCTTGTTAAAATATAAAATTAAATTATGGCTACATACTATTTAGACGGAACAACACTAACAAACTCAACATCTGTATTTGATGATGCTGACTTAACTACTTGTGCGGCAGATGGATTTTATTCAGATGGTGTTGTAAGCAGACAATTATTAAATTGTGTTTTACTTCCTGCACAAACTTGTGGGACTTGTGCTCAACCTTGTGATGGAACTATAGCTGCATCAGGAGACCAAGGTGTATTTATTGTTGACATTGACTTAGGTGGAACAAGTACTGACACAGGAGCCGCAATAGTCACATTTAATCCTGCTTCAATTCCTGATGGTATCATAGTAACATATGATAGTTCAAGCTATAATAAATTAGTTTCAGCAACTGAAGGTGTATTACAAGCAAACAATGCAGGTGTTCCTGATTTAACTGTTCCAACTTTTGTTGGTAGAATTGGTAGTCAAACAAATTGTAATGGTGGTACTCCGGGAGCAATAGAAGGTACTTATACTTTAAATGAAGACGAATACATAGGTGGTGCATTTGTTCCTACAGGAAACCAACAAATTATTACTATCACCTCTACAGGTAATCAATTAACAACTAATGCTCCGAATAATTGTATGATGGTAATACCAAAACCAACTCCTTCTCCAAGTATTATGCAGGTACAGGTTTATGGACCTTGTGGTTCAACGGGATGGAATATAGGAGTACAGTGTCCTACTGCACTTACTAGCTTTCAAGGAAGCACTACAACAGGGGATTTACAGTGTAATTTAAATCCTTCTCAAAGTTATTACCACGTTCCAATAAATGGAACTGCAACAAACCCTGCATTATATGATATGATATTTATTGATGAAAATGGTGTTACACCTGCTTCAGATGGATTTATAAACTTAGTAGGCGAACCACATCCTTGGATTCAAATTCAAAATGGTGTTGTAATAAACACAGGAACTTGTGTTCCTAATGGATATAGATTACAAGAATGTTGTGACGGAGATGTATGGACTGCATCAAATTCTACATACGGAGGATTTAGTGTAGGTGATGTTGTTCAGTTTAAAGAAGGTGCAACAGGTTCAGGAGGAGAGAAATGTGCAACGGTACAGGCTTTAATAAATAGTGCTACCTTTGATTCAATAATTCAATCCGGTGTTGCTTACGCTTGTGACGACACTGTTCATTGTCCACCTTGTCCTTAAAAAATTAATATATGGCTGCTCAAAATAATTGTACTTATACTATATCATACGACCCGGGAGTTGGAGGATTCCCTTCGTTTTATTCTTACGTTCCTGATTTTATGATGGGAATGAATAGTTACTTCTATACGTTTTACAGGGGTAATCTTTACCGTCATAACACTAACGAAACTAGGAACCAATATTATGGTGTGAATTACCCATCTAAATTGCAGTCAGTTTTTAATGAAGAACCTTTACATAATAAATTATTTAAAACTATTAATTTAGAAGGAGATGATGCTTGGGGAGCAATCATAACAAGTGACCAACAAGACACAGGATTTATAGAAGCAAGTTACTTTGAAAAGAAAGAGGGAGACTTTTATGCTTTTATTAGAAACTCAGGACAATCATTTACATCTCCTGCAAATCCTAATCAGTATGCATTAAGGTCTTTAAATGGTATTGGTTCTAGTCAAAATATAGTTGTTGCAGGAAACGAAACTACTGTTTCTTTTATAACAGGTGTATACTTAGGGAATATAATTTCTGTTGGAGATATGGTTTACTTTGGAAATCCTAACCCTTCTCTTTTAGGTCAAGTAACTGCTATAAATGTAAATTTACCTGCAGGTATAAACGAAATAGTTGTGGATAATACCATAGTAGGAGCCGTACCTGCACCAACTACAACTGAGTATATCTTATATATTAAAAATTCTGTTGCAGAATCTCACGGTATTTTAGGGCACTATAGTGTATTTACTTTAACAAACGACAATACAAGTAAAATAGAGTTATTTTCAGTTGAGTCTGAAGTAATGAAATCATTCCCTTAAAATTAGTATCTTTGCTACAATATGGATGAAGTTCAAATAGTACAGTCTAATCCTGAATCTGTTTTGGAAACTATTGGTCAAAACAGAGGAGTATTGTGGGAAAAGATTAATGAATTCAAAGGACAATTGCTTTCAATTGAAGAAACTGTAAAGCACCACACTCCTGAGATGCAAGAAGCTATGCCGCTTAAACACCATATTAAAGATGGTATTTATACTAGGGAAATTTTTATGCCTAAAGGAATGTTGGTTTTAAGCTTTATACATAAAGTAAATCATCCATCATTTTTTTTAAGTGGTGAGATGTCTATTTTAACAGATAAGGCAGAGGTAAAAAGAATAAAAGCACCGATGGTGGTGCAAACAGAAGTAGGAACACAGAGAGTTGCTTATATGCACGAAGATTGTGTATGGGTATGTACATATAGAACAGATGCAAAAACAGTGGAGGAAGCTGAAAAAGAATTGTTTACTGAAGATTTCAATGAGTTACCTACATCTGTAATTAAAAAAAATAAAAAATTATGTCAGCAGCAATAGCAGGATTAGCAATTGGAGCAATATCAACAGGTTTGTCGTTTGCTCAAGCAGGTCAGCAAAAAAAGCTTCAGGCTCAAGCAGAAGCAGAAGCTGATGCTGCAATGGAAGCAGCGAGAGGAAAACTAGAAGTTAACTTTGCAGAACAAATGTCCATTAAAAAAGAAGGTTACGAACTTGAGAGAGAAGCTAACCTAGCCGCAGGTGCACAAGCTTTAGAAGCAGGTGTAGAAAGCGATAGAGGTGGAGCAGCTACTGCAGGTAGAGTTCTTGCCGCACAACAAGCAGGACAAGCACAAACTCGTGCCGCAATGGGTGATGAATTAACCAATATTGAAGCTGCAATTGTAGAAGAAGACTCAAGACTTAGAGATTTAGATGTGGCTTTAGACTTAGAAGAAGTTGCGGGTAATCAACAGAAAGCAGCAGATGCTCAAAGAGCAGCACAAGCAGCAAAAAACCAAGGTATACAGAGTGCGGTTTCTACTATAGGTCAAGCAGTATCTATGGTTCCTTTATATAAGCAAAACCAATCAGCACAAAAAGCAGCAGTTGGTGGTATGCAAATGGACCAAGCACAATTTGATAAGTTTGGAAATGTAATGGGTAAAAATGGTGGTGTATCTAAAAGTATGGGTGAAGCCGGTGGTGCCGGATTTACTAATTTAGATTTAGGTTCAGTTGCTAATATGTCCAACAAACAATTTAGACAATTTAAAAGAGAACTAAATCCACAACAAGAAGCAATGTTGTTTAATAACAAACAATATTCTCAAAATTATAATCAGTATATGCAAGGTACCGGTGGTAGAAACGGATTGGATTTCTTTAATTACCTACCTGAATAAAATTATAATATGGCAACAGCATATAAATACGTTGAAAGAAAAGCAGAGGATAATATAAATTGGGCAGAAGTAGGTTCTAATTTAACTAATACTCTTAAAGAAGAAAACAGAGTTCGTGAGGAGAAAAAAGGTGCAATTGATGCAGCTACTCGTGAAATGCAAAAGGTATTAAACAATATACCTCAAGGAGAAAATACACAGTTAAATGAATTCGCTTTAAATGCAGGTGCTGATTTGCAAGAGGTTATGTTGATGCAGGAAACTCTTTTAAAATCAGGACAATTAGACCCAAGACAATATACCATTACTAGACAAAATTTAGTTGATGGAACTGACCAAGCTTTTAGTTTGTTTGAAAATTATAATGCTGAGTACAAAAGAAAAATGGCTATGAATAACTCCAACCTTCCTGTTGGAGAACAAGCTTCAGAAATACAGAATTGGTCTATGGGATTAGTTGAAGGCTTTGGAAATTTCCAAGACAGTAAACTTATTATAAATCCACAAACAGGTATTATGTCTATGGCTAAAATGATACCTGACCCTAACAATCCGAATGGTCCAAGAATACCTGACGAAAATAACTTAATGACTGTTCAAAACTTAGAGAACAGAATTAAAGGAACTTACACCAAGTATGATGTAATAGGTACAGTTGATGAATATGCCAAATCATTAGGTGTAGATAAAGAAGTTCAACGAAAAATGGGTGGATATAGAGCCAATGGTTTAGTGACCGAGGTTTCAGATATTACAAAAAGAGAAGGCTTTGGTTCATTAGCAGACCTAACTGATGCACAAATTGCAGTGATTGCTAAAAAAGCAGGAATCAAACCTGAAGATGTAAAGGTTATGTCTATGTATGAAAAAGCAGAAGACAGTTTTGTTAAGAGTCAATTAGGTATTGGAGACAACTCTGCAGCATCAGTGCTTGTAGATTTCTTGCAAGGTGATGGGTATACTCCAACAATGGACCCTAAGGAAGCCGCAGCAGACCCTCTGAAGGTATTAATGGTAAATAACAACGGTAAGCTTGAAGCAGAACTTACCGATGAGCAACAAGCTAAAGCAGAAGAGGCAATGAAAGTTCAGCTTCGTATGCAGTTAGATAAAACAGAAGAATACAAAGCTGCACCTAAAGATTACAATGCTCCTACATATGCACCTAAAGATGTTAGAGATGATAAAAGAGAGGATAAAGCTAAAGAAAATATTCAAAGAACTTGGAACTCTATTAAAGGTCAAACGGCTGACGAAAGAGTTGCTTCTTTTGAATCTTTAATTGGTACTGCGGAAGGTAAAGCGGCAGGATTGATTGGTGTTAACCCATCAACTGATGGATTGTCTATAGAGTTTGTATATACTGACCCTGTTAAAAATAGAAGAATTGATTTCACTGAGGATATTAGTGATGAAGATTGGGCAATACTAGGTAATGAGATTACAGGTCTTGATGACCCTACAAAAGCATTAAATGCAGGAGGATTTATTAAAGATGCTGACGGTAACAGTAAGCCTCTTAACACAGACTTCGGAGAATCAGGAGCAAACAGACAAGGTAACCAAGGAAGATTTGACACAGAGGTGAGTTCATTCATTAAAAAAGGATTCCCTAAGGTTACGGGCAGTATGGGTACTGAGGAACCATTCTTAGACCAAAGTGATAAAAAAGTAGCTAAAGCTTTAAATGATAGATATAGTAAGTATGGTCTTAAAGCGGTAGCGACAGGAATTGGAACAACGGATAATACCCGTGTAACTATAGATGGTTGGAAAGGTAATGCAGAATATCCTGCGGAGTTTGATTTAGATTCAGATATTAATATAGATTCTAATGCACTAGAAGAAGAACAAAGATTTGAGAAGTGGTTGACTTATGTGTTGAAACAAACTAAGCAAATAGAAACCCTAGCAAGAGACCAAAAGTTTACAGGTGGTCAAGGTAAGTATGGTCCTTGTGTTAATGGTAAGAAAGAAGAACTTGCAACAGGACTACAGGTCAATTGTTAATAGAAAAGAACTATGGATGAAATTTTTTATGTAACACCCAATGGTTATAAGATTAGTCAATCAGAAGCACTAGAAAGATATGGTGATGAAGGGTTTGACCAACTTGTAAACGAAGGGCAGTTAACTGAATTTGTAGAAGAAGAAACACCTGAATTAAATTTTCAAGATGGTGGTCATTTTTATGAAACACCTAATGGTAAAGTTTACTCTGAAGGAGATTTAGTAAACCGCTATGGTGTAGAGGAATTTAAATCTTATGTTGAGCAAGGCTCATTAAAAAAAAAAGATTCTCCGGATTTCGTTTCAAGTTTTTCGGATGGCACATCAAATGCTACAACTTCACCGTCTCCCGTTTCTGAGGAGGTTGATTACTTTCAAGGAACATTTGGCGATATACTAAGGGGTATAGATGCTATTAGTCCTGTAGGTGTAGGAGATTTTATTGATGATATGGCTCGTTCAATTGATGCCGGTTTTCAAAATGGTCAGATTGCAGAAAGTGGTAACGATTTACTTATGGGTGGTACTTCTGCTACCTATGAAGACATACAAGAATTTATAGCTAAAAGTCAAAAGGCTACTCAATTAGGTCCTTCTGATGAAATGCAAGATTATCAAAGAATTTATGAAGAAGAAGGTAAGGGTGTATGGGGAACAATAAAGGGACTCGTATTAAACCCTAGTGTTATTCCTGAAGTATTAGCTAGTTCTTTTTCGGCTATGGCTAATGAAGATTCAGCAGCAGCAGGAGGTGCAGTTATTGCAGCAGGTACTGCTTATGGTGCAGGTACAGGTGCATTAGCAGGTGGTGTTGGAGCAGCACCGGGTGCAGTTGCAGGTGCCGCAGCTAGTTTACCTTATGCTTTTGCCGCAGCTAGTACAGTTTTAGAAACAGGTTTAACTTATGGAGAGTTATTAAAAGAAAGACTTGAAGTTCAAGGAAAAGAATTAACTGCAGATAACGTAAGAGAATTACTATCTAATGAAGAGGTTGTTGATGAACTAAGATTTGATGCCATCGCAAGAGGTATGGCAATCGGTACTATAGATGCATTAACAGGTAGATTAGGTGGTAAGGTAGCAAAACCATTACTTACAAAAGCAGGTGCCGCAGGAACTAAATCTGCATCAAGAGCATTAAAAAGAAAAGCAATTGGTCGTGCTATGGGAGTTGAATCAGTAGGTGGTTCTATTGGTGAAACCGCAGGTATTGCAGCTACTAATATATACGGTGAGCAAGGACAAGAATTTGATACCGGTGAGATACTACTAGAAGGTATTGCTGAAGCACCGGGTTCTGTAAAGGATTTAATTGCAGTTAGATATCAAAACCCTAAATATAAAATTAACGGAAAGAAAGCTACTGTAGAAGAAATAGATAAAGTTATTGATGGTATGACTTATGAGCAATTAACCGCTCCTAATTTTAAAATACAAATAGATAATGACTTTGAAGGTAGAGCACAAAAATTACAAGATAAAATTCTAGCAGGTAGAACTAAGGAATCTGTTATGGCGGCAAACCCTGACCTAAACGGTCCAACGGTGGATGCTATTGTAGATTTAGAAAGACAGGTTCAAGAACTAGAGGGTAGAGTATTAGGTACAGTAACGGGTAAGAAAAAAATTGCTGATTTAAAAAAACAAATAGTAGACTTACAAGAAAACCAACTAGCTGATGAAGCGGCTGCTGAAACAGAACAAGTTGTATCTGATGTAGCTGAATCAGTTAAATCAAGTATAGAAGAATATAATGCTTTATCTCCTGATGAAAAATTAGAATTACAAGACAGAGCCATTGAGCAAATGGAAAATGAGATGGCTGAACAAGGTATTAAAGAATACGAATTGACCAATGAAATGGTTGATGAAAGAGCATCTCAAATACTTCAGCAAGATATAGATAATTTAGAGGGTAACCTAGAAGGTGAAACTAGATTTAGTGTTGCAGAAGAAGGAGAGTCTGCTTTTGTTGCTGACCCCTCAAATTCAGAAGCAATCACAGAAGAAATGAATCAAATGGATGAAGCTGAAGTAAACTTCACAAATCCTACAGGTGAAACTACAACAACAGTTAATCCTTTTGAGGATAGTAATTCTTCTACTAATCTAAACGAAGACGAAATAAATGACCTTGGTTTTGAAAGCCAAGATGATATGGTTGGAACTATCGAAGAGTTTAATGGTATACCTATGATTACAGGTGTATCAGATATAGCTGCAGGTGGAACTATAAAAGACTCAAGAGGCAACGATATGAATGCTAAAGGTGGTCTAATGTTTAATGCGTTAGCTAAAGTTAAAGCGGCTTGGGCAGGTGTTGCTAAAGATAAATCACAAGGTCAGTATGATAATGCAGTAAAATTATATCAAAAGAATAAAGATTTATTTGATAGGTTGTGGGATGAAGGAAGATTACCTAAAGGACATATACCAATGGCTATTGTTCGTATGGGTAATGATGCAGTAAATTCAAACGAACTTGTTTACAGATACCTATCACCTGAAATTAATGCTCAATCTCAAGAAAATCAAAGAGCAGCTTTACTAGAACTTGTTTCAGATTTAAATAATAAGGCAGGTAAGTTTGGTAAAACCTCTAAGCTAATACAGTTTATTGAAGATAAAAACATTAACACACTAGGTCAGTTGATGGATGAGGTTGTAGCAGATGCAAATGCTAGAGCAAAAGGAGATGTCAAGAACACATTAACTCTTGATGAGAGAGCAGAATTGTTTGGCTTTATTACTTCTCCTGAGACAACTAAGTCTGTACAAAAAAGTAAAGATGGTAGTATATCAAACCGAATGTTAAACGCATTGTATAACGGTACAGATGGTAAGGGAGCAGAAAACTTTTTAGCTAAAAATATTTACCAAGCAATAGGCGAACCCTCTATGATGAAAACCAATAAAGGAGACGTGGTTTCAATTGTTGGTATTGATGTATTAGATGGTGGTGTTATAGATATAGACCATCCTAACTACGGTTCAGGTCCTAAAGGAAGATTGATTAAGCTTATTAAAAATCCAACAAGTGGAATGGATGTATTCCCTGAGTGGAAAGTAAAATCAAATAGAGTATTTAAAAAAGATAAGAAAGGGAGATTACCTTCACAAAGAAATGTTGCTTCTCAAACTATGGGAACCGCTCCTAGTGACAATGCTTTTCAGGGTGCATCAGTTCAAACTGAAGGTATAACTGATATGCAACAGTTGGCTGCTAAGTTTAGATTTGCATTTCCGGGTGTTACAGTAGTGGCTACACAACAGGAGTTTGATGCTATGCTAAAAGAACCGGGTGTTAGAACCAAGGTTTCAAAAGGAAAGACTATTCTTGGTATGACTAAGGATGGTAAAGTATTTATAAATCCTGACCAAGCTTCTTTAGGTACACCTATTCACGAGTTCGGACATATATGGATTGACTTCTTAAGGTCAAAGGCTAGTGGAAGAAAGGGGACTAAACTTTTAGAAAGAGGATTAAAATTAATTGAGGGAACTCCTGAATTAAAAGCAGCTATAGAAAAATATGGCGACAACAAATTAGCTAGAGAAGAAGCATTGGTAGAAATGATGGCTAATAAAGGAGAGACTATTGTTAATGCTGCAAAGAAGTCTAGGTTTAAAGAGTGGATGAATGCCACCTTTAAATATATTAAAGAAAAATTTACTACGCTTGAAGGTCTTAAGACAAAAGAAATAGAGTCAATGTCTTTAGAAGACTTTATTAATACAGGTCTTGCTGATTTATTTGCAGGTAAAGCAGTTGATGCAAAATCAAAAATAAAGTTTGATGCAGCTAAAGAATCTCAAGGTATGATGCCGAGATTTTCTTTGGGTGATGATGTTGCTGCATTTATAAAAGATGCAAGAGGACAAGGAATATCAGAGGTTGCAATTAGAACTGTTCTTAATAGAAGAGGTGTAGCACAAGAAGATATAGTAGTAGCTTTTGAAAAAGCAGGACCTAAAGCAAATCAAAAATCAAAAGTAAGCGAGAAGTTTGCTAAAGGTTTTGATAGGGTGATGGGAGAAATAGATGGTATTGTAGAAAAGGTTAAGGCTAGAAATACAAAAGAAAGTACAAGTCCAACTAAAATATTTAATGCAGCTTTAGAATATTTAAAAGGTACAAGACTTTATAAAGACTCAACTGACGTTCAAAGAGAGAAGATGATTCGTGAGTTAAGAAAAAGATTTGGGCAAAAAGAAAAGAAGGCTCCGTCTGCAAAACGATTATTGTTTGGTAAAATAAATCCTAAAACAATTACTCTTACAGAGAAACAAGCTTTAGCAGAACAGATTAAATCTTTAAATCGTGGAGCAAAAAATGCTATACAAGCATTTGTTGAAGCGAGTAGACAACTAGCACAACAAATAGGAGAGATGGCTCAACAGGGCAAGATAACTTCTAAACAAGCATCGGCTATTATAAAAAGGTTTACTAAGGTTAATATGTTAAGTGAGGCATCTATTGACAGTTTTGTTGAATATATGCGTAGAGTATTTAAGAATGCTAATTACGCACAAGAAGTTGCAGTAGCAAACAAGCAACGTAAACAAGCATTAAAAAACGTAAGAACTAAAATAGGTATTGCTGATGCTATTAATACACAGTTAAATAGAATCTTTTCTATGAAAGCTTCATTGATTCCTGAGTCTGTATTCCAAGAGTATATAGATTTAGTTACAGAGTTTGGAGAAAGGAAAGCAATTCTAAATCCATCTGCAGTAGCTGAGGTTGAAAAAATTACAGAAAGAATATTAGAAGCGGTTGATGTAGAGTACTCTAAAGTTCCTGAACTACAGGAAAAATATTCTGCATTTGAAAATAAAGTTGTTGATAAAGACGGTAAGGTTGATTACGCTAAAACAATTAAGGCTATGCTTAATGATGGTATCATTGATGAGATAGACTTAGAGGTAATGCAAAAGTATAAGAATGAAATACTTCCTAAGAAACAAAAGGTTGAAAAGACAGAAGCAGAAATAGAAGCTGAAAGACAAGAGGTTATAGCTAACATAAAGAAACTACCTGCTTTAAAAATCTCTGAACTTCCTAGTAAGTTTGAAAGAAAGGTTGCTGCGATGTTTGAAAGTTTAATCAATAACATTGAAGCTATAGAGAATCTTTCACTTGAGGATTTAAAACAAATAGATAAACTATACAATAATATAAACAATGGCTACACACCACATCTTGTTCAGGTAATGAATGAGAAGATGGATGCACAGTTAAAGGGTAAAGAACTTGCCGGTGGAATAAGCGGTTCTAAGCTACTTCCTGTAACTAAAATGTATGCTAAGTTTAAAAGTATATTCACTAGAAAAGGTTCTGTTCTAGAAGCCATTAGAAGAAACCCATTGTTCTATGTTGACCAAGTGTTCGGTAACTTTAAATCAAAACCTATATTTAATACTTTATTTAATCCATCAGCAAAAGCAAAAGAATTATTTACGTCACAGTTTAAAAGACTTAGAGGTAAGATAGATGCTGCCGAGGCTGCGGTTGCTAAATCATTTAAACAAAATCCAAACAAGACTTTGATGTCTAAGTTTAAGCAGATGGTTTATATGATTCAACTTGAGCACGATTCTAACTTGGGTAACCCTGAGACAAGACATCAAGCTGCAGCATATATTAAAAAGACTATTGAAGCTATTGATACAGATAAAACCACCTTCAGTCAACAAGACTCTGAAATGTTAGCAGAGATTTTAGAAAAGTTTACTGATAAAGAAACGGGAGAAATAAATCTAGAGAAACTTTATAATAGTTTTAATGAAGCAGAGAAAAATTCTATTAAGGTTATACAAGAAGTAAATTCAGAACTAGGTCCAATGGCAGTTCAGACTGCATCTATTATTAGAGGTACAGGAATTAAACCAAGAAATAATTATGTACACTTAAATGTTGTAACAGATAGAGGTCTAGACCCTAACAGTAATGAATCATTTATACAACAATATATGAATGGTTTGAGAGGTTCTACTAAAGCAAAGTCTTTAATCAAGAGAGAAGGTGTTGTGTCGGCTTTAAACTTTGATGTGTATGCATCAGCTACTAGAGGAGCAAAAGGAGTGTTGTTAGATTTCCATATGACTGAACCAATTAGAACCGCAAGAAGAACTTTAAATGTAGCGGAACAAAGATTGAAAGGTGATAAGGCTAGAATGGATTCTAAAGATAGAGAAAAGTTCAATGCTATTAGAGATGCTTATGAAGAGGTTGTAGAAAATATGCTAACCACTGCATACCAACAAACCACTATTGCAGAAGAAGCAATGAATTGGTTAAAGAAAAACGGGTATCGTGCTATACTTGCAAGTAGTACTAGGTGGATTGCGGAACTTACTTCTAACGCAGCTTTTGCAATGATAACTAATCCTGTTGCTTTTGTTAAAGGCTCTAAGTTTGGTGTTAAGTTTTTAAATAGTGATGCCGCTCCAAAAGCTATGGAGAATCTTAAAAGTAAACAGACTAACCGTATATATCCTAATGAAGATATGTCAGGTAGAATGATTGATACCAATATAATGAAGGAGTCAGAAGGTATCAAGGGCGGTAGAGCAATGGGTAGATTTAAAAATAAACTTGTACAAATTTGGAATAGGTCAGGTAAAAAATATCAGAGTGGTGTGGCTACATTAGCCGATGGATTAATATCAACACCTGATAAGATTGTAATGAGACCTATGTGGTTTGGTTCTTTTGCAAGTGAGTTTAAAAAGATAACAGGTATAGAACCTGATATGGATAAGATTGCAGCAAATGATTCTAAGTATATGGCAGACAATGCAGAAGCTTTAGCTAAAGCAACAGAGGTTGCTGACGAAACTTCTGTAATGACAGGTTCTACTGCTAATCCATTTTTAGGAATATTAAAAGGAACGAGAAAGCCGGGGGATAGTGGTTTCAAAACTGCATTCAATGCATTCAATACCTTTATGACTACATTCTTAATATATGAATTTGTAACTGCAAGAACAGGTATTGTTAATGCAATTGGTCGAGGTCATTTAAGTAAACGTAAAGGAGCCGCACTACTTGCAGGTTCAACTACTCGTATGATTATGTATACTATGATGGCACAAGTATTAGGTGAGGCACTTGCAAGTATTGCAGGAGAAGAAGAAGAGCCAAAAGATTTAGAGAAGAAACTTGGACAAGCAGTTGCTTCATCAATGTTAGGGTTAATTGTAGGTAGAGACTTTGGTAATGCAACTAAAGCCATACTCAATATGGGTATTGAAGAGTTCAATAAAGAATTCTTAGACTTCTTAAGAGACGGAGAATACGATGTGTATAAAGATGGTTTATCTTATCAAGTTGTACCTAAAAATAAAGATGGAAGAGGTTCATCTCTTGGAGATATACTAACTAATATGGCAGCTTCTTTAGGACCTGCAGTTAAGACCGCAGACTTTATTGTTAAGAAAGCTACGTCTGCTCCAAAGAAAACTGTTGAAGCACAGGAAAGACAAGAAGATGAGTTAATGTATAGACTACCTCTTGAATTATTAGGTAACTCAGGATTCATACCAATGTATAAAGATGTAAGACGTTTGGTGTTGAGAAGTTTATATGGTGAGATGAATAAGAAACAAGCACAGGAAAGAAAGGCTGCTGCTATAGAAAAAGAAAAGCTTGGCAACTATAGTTCAAGAAGCGAAATGAAAAGATATAACTATAGATTATGGTATGACACCTTTGGTCCTAACTCTCCTGACTATGAATCTGAACAACAAAAGAAAGAACAGAAAAGAAGAGAAGCTGAATTAAATAGATTACTGAAAGATAAAGAAATGAATTACACATCAGGCTCTTCATTTGGTTCAGGAAGCTTTGGTAGTGGTGATGGCTTTGGTAAAAAGAAAAGAAAGAAGAAAGGTAAGGATACCTTTGGTAGTCAAAAATTTGGAAACTAAATAAAATATATGCCGTTTAAAAGTAAAGCACAAAGAAGATGGATGTATGCAAACAATCCTGATATGGCTAAAGAGTGGGATTCTTATGGTAAGAGTAAGTACTTACCTGAAAGAGTAAAACCTTTAAAGGCTAGGAGAAGGCTTGTCAAGAAGAGAAAGTAAATCTATTCCTTCTAATACAGGTAGATAACTTATTTCTTTAGATATTTTTTCTCGTCTAGAAAAATCTGTTTGTTTAGGTAAGTCTCTGTGTTCCCATACTAAATCAAACTGTTGCAAATAAAATCCCCAAACACCTTCAGGTGTGGAGTTAATATATACCGGTATTGTCCCGTATGTTTTACAACGATGCATCAGAGCATCATACTTTCCTTTCTCTATAATTAAACCTTCATAATGTTTTCTTCTACACTTAAGTTCAATATCCATTTGATATCGCTCAGAAAAACAATCATATCTTGATGTGGAATATTCACTAGGGTTCAGGTCGTTTATAAAATTGTCTTTTATAAAATCAAATAACTGCTGCTCATTAGCAAACTGCTTGTAATCATATGTCATCCTCTATAGAAATAGATATGTCCTTAAGGATGTCTTGAAGTTCTTTTATTTCCTTCTTTAAGATAACAAAGTCTCTGTCAATTAGTGCTTCATAAATCTCATTAGTAGAGCCGTGTATTGCTTCCATCAAATGATTGATGTGTGTTATACGTTCTTTGTCATACGCTGACGGCTCTTGCATTTCCTATAAAGGTTCTTTGGTTACATTCTTATCCATTGTTTGTAAAAACAATGTTCCCATATTATGATTAATAGATTTAATTGCAGTATAAATTTTACGAGAAACTTTCGTTACCTCTTCTCTTTCCTTTTTATTGGAATCTATTCCAAGATGACAATACATAGAACAATCCATTCTTAAAAGTTGGTCTTGCTTTTTTTTATCTGACCAAGTTTTATAGGCTAGTATTTTGTCTATTTCATTTTGTGTATACACCATTGAAAAAGTGATTTAATTTTTTTAGAACGTGGTCCTCTGTACCGGGTCTTGTCCTCTCATCTATCATCTTAAAGATGTCTTCAAGCCTACCCTCTTTGTTTATCAGTTCGGTGAGTCTAGATTGGCACGTCTCCAAATCCGAAGATAAATCTTTATTTTTAATTTTCAAAGAAAAAACTTCGTTTTTTAGTTCATTTTCTGACAAATAATAAACAGGGTCATACTCTTTATTAAACTCTGATTTAATTCTTTCATAATTATTACGAAGAACTACATCTGTTTTTATGTAGAAAGGAAATGTTTTAAAGTAATGGAGGATAGTTGCGTGGTTCATTAAGATTGATTTAGAAATAACACTGCACCCATAACCACATTCTCTAAGTACATTAGCATATATCATTTTACAATTGACTGTATGCTGCATTCTATTCCTATCTTTCTTAACGTCTACGTTAAGAATTGTTTTTATTATTTCTTTTAAGTGGCTGAACTGTTCCACCTTTAAGTATAAGGTCTCTAACTCTTGATTCATCTATGTATGATTTGATTGATTTGTTTTCTATTATAAAGTCTAAGTATTCATCTACTTCAATTTCATTTATATCTATTAGTATTGGTCTGTCATCTTCTTGTTTCAAATATTCTATCACAAAAAATATAGGCTCTGTTCCTTTGTCAGTAATAACACCTGCTACTTCTTGACTCCATCCATTTTTTGTAGGGAGTTCTTTTAATACCGCAAGAGCCTGTGCTACTATTAAGGATGCATCTGATAAAGAATAGTCACTTAGTTGTTGGAAGAACCAATCATCTATTTCGTAAGGTAACTTATCCTCGGTATACTTCAGTGCTAAAACCATATCCTTCTAGTTCTTTTAATCTATATTCTTGTAGTTTAGATACTTTTCCTTTTGGTGTTTTAACTTCACTAAACAAAACCTTACTATCAGGAGGTATTGCTAGGATGTCAGGGATTCCATTCTTATTAGTCTTAACTAATTTTAAAACATAATAACCCTCAGCTTCTAACTGCTTAATTCTTTTCGCTTGTATCTGTTGTTCGGTCACGTTTATAATCTAAATAAAATCCTATAGCCACTATCACATTCATACCCACTGATGATATGATTTCTGTCAAGTCGTGAAAGGTATGAACCGACAAGTGAATATGACCAACCACCCAAAAAGGTATAGCTAGGTTTTGACTAATCCATATTAGTGTGAACCTTACAAACCTCATATCACAAAGATAACAAATCCTTTTTAAAATGATTCACAGTATAGTCCTTCTTCTTGGAGACTGCTTTGTAAATATCTTTTTCAATTCCTCCTTTAGAGAAAACCCAATAAACGTCTGACTCTAGTCTATCTTTAGTTGTCATTCTGTCTCTGCTTTGCCAATATGATGTAGCAGAAAAATCTATATTATAATATACAAGAGCATCTGCTTTTCGTAAGGAGATACCCTCACGACCTGATACAATTTGTAAAGCTATAGATTTATTTGTGTCTTCAAAGACACTAAGTTCTGTTGTTAAATTATCTCCAAAGATTTTTTTCAAAGCATTTAATTCTTCTTTGAATTTATAAAAGATTCCAATCTTCTTACCCTTGAATTTTTCTTTAATAAATTTTGCTTTACTATAATCCAATACAGTTGAGTTACCTGATTCAAACTTTATTGTTCCGGAGTATAACTGATGCAGCTTCATCATTAATTTCACCGGTGTATCACCAAGTATGACTTCATCTTTTCCTTCTACTACTAAAGTTTTTTTCAATTGAGCCGTAAGCTTATAGCTTATTGGTTCAAGTTCCACCTCTAGTGTGTGCTCCCTTGTGTCTACTTTAAACCCTGCCTCCTTTTGTGAGTAAGCAATAGTATGTGGTTTCATTTCATCAAGTATAGATTGTAGTCCATCGTGATAATCATTTATATACAAACCATTTATCTTTCTCTGCTTTACGTTTACATATCGTTTAGAAAATTTATAAAAGTTTACATAGTCTCTAAAAGGATTATTCTTAATTCCATATACCTGATGAAACATCTGACTATATGATTCAGGTGTTGGTGTACCTGATAGCAATATAACTTTTGGATTATGTGCTACAAGCATTTCCTTTACCTGCTTGGCTCTCTTGCTTGGTTTAGGAAAGGCACCCATACTGTGTGCTTCATCTAATATAATGGTATCAAAATCTCTGTCTGTTATTTTATGGAGTGATTCATAATTTATTATTGTTATACTAAACTCTGCATTTAATAAATCATAATCAGATTCTATGCTGCTAATAGCTTTCTTCTTTGTAACAAACAAAACCTTTGTGTCTTTTAAAAGACGACACATTCCTAAACTTGTTAAGGTCTTGCCCGTTCTAACTTCCATAGCTAAATAAACAAATCCGTTTTTAATTAGATGTTCTGCTCCTTGTACAATAATTTTCTTTTGGTATTCTCTAAATTTAATTTTACTTGGTATCGCCATTCTGTTTTTATAATATTCAAGACTAACCTTTGCTTTGTGCTCCACGATAGCATCTATTTCATACATCCTTCTTTCTACCATCACTGCTTTCTTACCCCTTCCTTGTTTTACAAGTTTGGTTTTAAAAATAATATCGTGTAACAATTTACATTGACGATACATCATTTCATCTGAATAACCTGAAACTCTTTCAGTTACTTCTTCAGGTCTTCCTTCATATATCTTTGTAACGATGCACATCTTTTGTAGTCTTCTATTTCAATAAAGTATTTTAATATATTTTCTAATTCTCTTTTACTAGGAATTCTTCTTGCAACATTGTGTGCAAAGTAAGGAGTCTTCCCATCAATGATTTCTTCCCAATCGTAATCTAATACTATTACACTAAAAGAATTAATCATTGCTATGTGCAGATGCTTTTCTGTCATAGGTTCATAGTGCTTTGACTTGACTTAGGTGTCTGCATCTCAAACCATCTTCCATTCATATCTCTCCCTTCCAATGGTTGCTTGTTGGTTATGTATGAACCATATTGAATTAACCATTTATAAAATCTTGTTCTACTAATAGTCATCTTAGCTTTTGGTCCATAGTCAGGATACTCTCCAATAAAGTCAAAGTATAAATCTTGCATTGATAATCTAGAATCAAGTACGAGTTTGTTATTCTTTTGATGACCTTCAATTAGTCCACACCATTCTATAAAATCGTGTGAAGTTGAAGCAGACAGTTGTCTAATCTTAAGGTTAACAAACTTACTCTTAACAAGACCTGTTGTTAAATAATTTTGTAAACAAGAAGTCATATAGTTGTCAAACAAACACCAATCATCTTCATTCCAATCAGCAAAAAAGTGCTTATCAAATTCATCAAGTGGTGTAAAGTTTTTGGTATAGTGTTGATGAAGTTCTACCTCCCACTTTCTACGTTCAAAAGAATTACCTGAACCCTTGATAGCATAGTTAGTTGTGATAGCAATTTTAGGAGACTTACTAAATGGTATCTTGATTGCATCCTTGTTCTTCTTCTCTAATGTTAATCCTTCAGTTACTACACTAAACAATCTTTCAAAATCAAAGTGCTTCTTCACATCATCAAAACAAAGTATCTGTGTATCTGCTGATACTAATTGATATGGAAATGATTTCTCAAAAGCAAAAGCTTTACCATCTATGACTACTAACTTTTTCATTTGACTAAGTGCATTCATAAACAAACCTTTACCCGTGCCACCCTCAGGATTGTCTGATATAATCTCATCATTAAGAATGATAGCCGGACAATAAGATAAATTTTTATACCCGTGCATCATAAATCCTATGGTGCTTTCCATAGTCTTTACCCTGTCATTATCATTACCACAAATGTTTCCAATAAATATAGAATAGTCACACTTGTACTCATCACATATTTTAAATTTTCTAGATATGATATGGTCAGACCAAACATAACCTCCTAAATCTAAATAGTCTATAGGTTCAATTAAATCTTTAGTTATCTTAACTGCACAGTTCTGATAGTATAAGTAAGCAGAATCTTTTGTGTCTTCAATGAAATAAATATCTATGGTATTTAATAGGGTTAGAAATTCTTCTCTAAAAAATCTAACTTGGTCTGCGAAGTAATTGTATACACTTAAGTCATCAATGTCTTGTAAATAATTTAATACATAGTCCTTGATTTCTTTTTCTGATGTGTGGTCTATTAGGTTATTAGTAACCTTAACAAATACATAGTTCTTACCACCTTCAGGGCAATACTTATAGAAACCATTGTCTTCTAAAAACTTTTTAAAAGAGAAGTGTACAATCTTTATGGTTCCCTTTTCATTCTTTTCCCAAAAGGTTTTCTTTGCTTGTTCCTTTTCTATTTTATTTACTACACCATCTATCGCTTCTGCATCCATACCTGCATCACTTAGTTGGCTGCGTATTTCTTTTTTTGATATACCCTTTCTAAACTTATCCTTAATTGATTGAAGTCTTTCTTCATCTTCGTAATACTTAGTGCCAAAGTTTTGAGTATTTATATATGCAGAGTCTATTGTTCTGTTGATTTCATTTTGATTAAAATCTTTAGTGACATATCTATTAAGTATATAACCTGCCAACGATTTGTTTATTCCATAATCATTGAATGCCATAGCCAATACATAACAGTTCTGATTACGTTGACCTTCAATCATTGGGTATTTTTTCTCCCACCACTTGACAAGTATCTCTACAATTTTATTCTCATCTGAGATTGGTATTGTTGGAGGGTCGTTGTATTTATCTACCTCAGTGTATTCAGGTTCAGCTACTGTATCCCACAGTTGTGATACTTTGTTCGTGTAAAGTAATGGGTCATATGATTCATAACAAACTCTTGATACATTCTTACACATCTTATCAAAGTAAGGGGAGTCATAATATTTTTGGAGTGAATTAAAATAGTTGATATGGTTTTCTGTATTGGCAGGTATCTTTACCAACACCTTAAGTCCATTACCTGATGGCGAAATAAAAACTGAAAAAGTGTATGGGTCTTTAGTTAATCTTTCTTTATGTTCTAAAAGTAATTTCTTTTTTTCGTAGCCGTCAAAGTCCAAACAAATAATACCTGAGTGTTCTTGTATAGCATTGTCTTTTCTTTTTGTGAATGTTCCACTAAAACAAATCGCAGGTAATCTTTTCTTTAGTTCATTGCGTTCTGATTTATCCTTAGTCATCCGTATTGATTTAACTAAGTTCTTTGTTGCACCATCCTTGATTCTATCTAGTACAACACCCACTTCTTTATGAAATGGAGTCTCTGTTTCTTTAATGTTTTTGAATATTGTAACCTTTTCTGTCATCTGTCTGTTGATTTAATGTTGATTTGATTTTTGTAACTCGTTGATTATCAGTACTAAATGTTGATATGTTGTTTTTTTTCTTATAATGTAAAGAAAATAAAAAAATATTATATATAAAAATAAAGTAGATAGAAAGTATAAAAGCTTTCATAATAACATTGTTGGTATAAAAAAGAGGGAGAACTTAATCTCCCTCCTTCACACACACAAACAATCTGTGTCTTTAAAGACACTAGAATGGTAAGTCTTCGCCACTTGCGGTGTCTGCTGCGACTGCTGCTGCAGGTGCTGCGGCTTTAGGTTTAGCTTCCCAAGTATCTAACTCACAATAGTAGTTGCCTCCTTTTGATTGTTTAATATCTAGGTTTACCCAACCATTCTTTGCATACTTCTTTAAGAATGCAATTGCTTCATCCACCTTGATGGATTGCTTACCCACCACAAACTCGGGTGCGTTTTCGTTTCTCTTAAATGAGAAACCATCTGCAAAAATTTTTTCTTCTGCCATTATTTATTGATTTTAATTTTTTGTTCCAATTGATTTAATAAATCTGAGATAAGGTAATCCTTTTCTCTGCGAGTCTTACAGTTCATTGGAACTTGAAACCATAACACTTGCCTTTTACTTACTTTATTAAAGAGTCTCTTCAACATAATATTCATTTATATCATACGTTGGATTCTCTCCAAAAAACTTTCTGTGAACTTCAATAGCTTGTATAACTTTTTGTTCGCCACGTTCTACAAATTCTTTTGATGGTCTAAAGATACCTAGTTGTTTACTTGTCTTGTCCACAACATAGAACACTAACGGCTTACCAAATAGTTGTTGGTATATATAACATTGACTGTCGTAATTATACTTTCGTGCTGACCATTTAAAATCTGAGATTGAACCCGTAGTTTTCAGGTCAATCAGCTTATCGGTACAAACTATATCAGCCTTTCCTTTCCACTTCATTCCCTTAATGTCTGCGATAGCAGGTACCTCATACTCATTACCTGCCTGACGAATGCCTTCAAAGAATGGTAGGTTTTCCATCATTGCTTGAACACAATCACGAATCTCCTGACCTTCCTTCTCCAACATTATAATACCATTAGTCGCTTGTTCTTTGTATGCCTTCGTGTTTCTCGATGACACATCAACAAACTTAGTTTCTTCTGCCTTCTCAGGTTCTAGTATTAGTTGATGAAAGTATCTTCCTTTGTGAAAGTTTACGTTATCATCTTGTGGTAACCCAAACTCTTTAGGATTCTTTAGTAGTGTGCCGATGTCTGAATTAGATAAGAACTGCTTACCAAACTCCCCATAGTATTGGGTGTCATCTTTTAGTTTCTCAATTACCTCTTTCATTTGATTAGGTTTTTGATTTCGTTCTTAACTCCTGCACTCAATGTGTACTTAGTACCAATCTTATCACATAACTTCTTATAACCTAGTGACTTATTAGCTACACAAAAGTTAGCCATTGCCTCCCACTTTGCATCTCCTACTTCTAAATTAGGTTTACCACTAGCAGTAGGTGTCTTTGAAGACACAACCTTTTCTTCTTCAATAGGCATATCTTCTCCTGCATAGATATAAATTCCTAATCCAAACATTGCAAGATTCTTAACTAAGCATCTCATCATTGTTTTATTAATATCAAATGTAGTTGCTGCGGAAACTTCTTTCTCTCCGTACCTAGTTGTATAAGAATACTTATGCTTTTTCATAGACTGATTCTTACTATCCATTACGGGTAACCACATAGCTAAAGTTTCTCCTTCGATAGTTACTTGTGTGTTACACATAAAACCTATTGAGTCATCATAAGTTGTTTCTAGAATTTCATATCTAGCATCAGGACAATGCTTCTTAGTTTCTGCCCAAGCATATGCCCAAGATAAATAAGTTAGTCCCGCTTTTTTCTCAACGTATTTGTTTACGTTGATTGAAGATAGCTTCTCAAATGTTGTCTGCTTCTTCTTCGTTGTTGTTGACTTTGTTGCCATAATTTAATTGATTTAATTTAAAATTGATTACACTATATTTTGCAAGGATTCTGTCCCTGCTTGATTTTAATTGTAGTATCTGCTTCTCAGACTTCTTATCATTAATAAACTGTTTGATTCGTTGCTCAATGATATCTAGCTTTGAACGATAGTTAGACAAAGATAAGACAAATACTCCGTATCTCCAACCTTTTTCTAAAAAATTATTCATCTGCTCTGAGTTCAGGTGAGAATAATAATCACCACCTCTAGCAGTATTTAATATCTGAATGCTACCATCTAATTTATCTTTGATAATCTTAGTTCCATACACCATTCGAGATTCGTATCCATCTCCATCTAGTTGTATAGCATAAGTATCTTCTAAAGATTGATTATATATGTCATCCAAATTATACTTCATCTACTACTTCATTTATTGCGGTTACATAATCCACATCATTTTCCACCTTGTTTTTTACTTGTGCTATCCCGTGATGAATTGATGAATGATTAATAACGTACCCGTTCTCTGCCATATACTCTTGAATGTATACTAACCTCATTGGTCTTTGATGACAAAGATAATATAACAAATGCCTAGCATCTACTACATCTCTACGTTTGGTTTTAGTAAACAAAGTTTCTTTATCTATTCCAAATAGAAAGCAAACTCTGTCTACATATAAGTTAAAAATTTTCGTCTTCATTATTTGATTTTGATTTAATTTCCTTGACCCCAAAGATTTCTCCCCAAGCTTCAAAGATTTCGTTTAACATTTGTCTTTGTCTGTTGTGAGTAGAAACTACTTCTTGTTCCCACTCAGCATCCAAGAATTCATCTTGGTGCGAACTAAGTTCTCTTTCTTCCTGAAAGATTTCTTTCATTTTTGACATAATTGATTTGATTTTAATTGATTAATATTAGACTGTAAATGTAATAAAAGTATATTACTTTTCCAAATTTCGTCTAACCTTTTTCTTGTGTCTTTAAAGACACTTCTTCTTTCTTGCACTGCACTCTATATAGAATTAGATATCCAATCAAGTCGAGCAGGGTGTCTTCTGTTTTATCATTGATACCCACAGTTTTTATCCTGCTTAACTTATCATCTATCCTTGCAAGTATTCCTTCCTTCGCTGAAAGTTTACTGAAGATTTTAGGTGGCTTGTTTGCAGTGTCGCCATATGCTTTGTTCTTTTCAAGCAATAGCATTACTACTTCTCTGCCTACTTCTTTAATTAGTTCTTCTGTCTTTGCCATAAATTAAATTAAAATATATGTATCTCTCTACATTAGCAAGAACCTTAGACCTCTTGCCTTGACCTTTACCTGATGGGCGGTATAAAAAATTACCATCACTCAGCATCTCTACATAATGATTGGATACATATAAGATTACATCCGTTGTTAAACGATGCAGTCTTTCTATATGCTCCACACCTTTTATGTCCTGAATCTGACCTGAGTCCTGAAATGATTTAAAATTGATTGTCATAATATTAATATTTTTTATCAAAGATAACTTCACACATACCTTTTTCTGTGGTGTCAAGTTTCTTGGTGAGTTTAGATTTTTCCTCGTTGTGCCATAAATATTTATATTCTTTCTTTTCTTTATTCGGTTGTAGTTTTTGAATAAAGTTTAGACCTATATATAAATAAACTTCAACACAACTATCTTCAATCTTTGGAGGATTACCAAACATATTTAAAAATTCTGATGGCTTCATCTTCTTTCTAGTTAGCTTGAATTCCTTGTGTCCATACGAGCCATTGTCCATAGCTTGTTGTACTTTTTGAATGTGTTCTTTGCTCCCTCCGTCTAGCTTTAGACTGATGAGATGCTCACGTTGTAAGTGAATCATATTCTTCATAAGTTATTATTTAAGTTCCGTAATATCACATACTACTGCATCGCCCACTACTCGATGACCATAGATATTACTTGCTTGTTTATTTTGTGGGAGATTATTTAACAGTCCTTCTTCGTTTACAATTAAAACTTTATTGTCTTTGAGATATACAAACTCTATATATCCTTGCACTAAGTCCTGCATTTTTTTGAGAGAGGAGATATCTACATTCGGTAGAACCTCCCCGCTTGATTTAATTAGTCTTGCCATTTTGATTTGATTTTTATTTGTACTAAAGTAATAAAATATTTAGACATTACCTAATTTTATATCTGCTAATTTCACATACCAATACCCATCAATTAACTTCTTGCTAGTACCATCCCAAGTTTTTCTAGGATGGTATTTTTTTGGTAGGTGTCCAACTTCAATACAGATTCTGTATCCTCTCTTTACAAGTCTAGGCACCATATCTACATCTTCAATTAAAGAGTCTACATCATCATCACTAACCGCATAAAGTTCGTGTGCTTGGTTTAGTTCTAATACAGAATTAAACGACTTACATTTTCTAGTCACATCTAACCACACAAAGTGGTCTTTCTTAGTTATATATATCATTGGTTTTTATTTTTTAAATTAAAATCGTCTTCAGCATATTGGTCAACGATTGTAAATATGTTTTCAATTACCCACTGATTGTTCATTGCTAACTCCAATATTTCCATTGCTACTTCTGACTCGCAGTCATAGTTCTGCATTACATCTTCTGTGTGCCAAAGGTTATCTGTTTGATAACCTCTTAATTGTAGTTCTTGTCTCAAGTCTTCGCTTGATATTTCTTTTAAGTCTGCCATTTTATTTTATTTTAATTGATTAATATTATAGGTGTCCACCTATCTTTTTTTCTTCGCATTCATATCTCCATTCAGAGCTTGATTCAGACTCATTCATTCCTTTATAATCATCTACCCCACTTCCAAATTCATACTTACTCTCATTAATACTAGCATCCATTTCATATATATATGTCTGCTCATTTTCAATGAGCCATTCTTGAATGTCCTCTACATCATTAGGAACTTCTACTTCTACTTCTGCGAATTTGTGATAAACACTTCTGTTTTGAACTTTTACTTTCATTTTGATTTGATATTATGAGGGGTGGATTCCACCCCTCTGATTTATAATTATTAGTCTTGATTAAATTTTAAAACCTCATCTTCTTTAAACCAACCACCACAAGATGAGCAGTAATAGTTGTGGAATGCATCGTGTTCCAAGTCATTGAAACAATCTACGCAGGTAGGTGTTTGGTCTGTTGGAAAGTCATTGTCATCCCAACCTATATCAATTGCCTCGTGATACTCAGTGGTATCATAACTTGGCTGAACATCTTCAAACGTAAATAATTTTCTTGGCTGAATAGTTCTTTCAAAAGATTCGTGATACTCTTTGTTTGTTACATCCTTTGGATTAAAGTACAACCAACAATTAAGAGTACGATTCTTTAACTTGATTGGTATTTGCTTTCGCTTGTACCAACGTGGGTGTCCTTCAAGTTGGTCAATATTCTTTAGTTGCATATCGCTAACCTTGAACACATCAACCACCACATTGTGACCCACACCTTTTTTGTCTACCATATAAGGTAACCCCTCAACCAACAAAGGATACTTGTCTTGAGTCTTACCTCTACCTAAATGCTTTGCATTAGTTAGGTATGAATAGTAGTTACCGAAACCTTTCTTTAGTGTACCATACACTGCGATAAGATTGTCTTGTAATACATTGGCTTTTGAATACCAGATTCCATCCCTATAAGTATATAGGTTTCTGTTGTAGATTTGAAATGAACGAGTACGAACATTGACTGAAACAAATCGTGAGTCATATTGCTCCAATTCTTTTTTCCAATCTCTACGATTAAGACTACCTAAGTGACAAGCTAACTCTTTACTATCACAACATTCATCTGTACCCATACCTTTGATAGTACCATTGTGCATTAGGTATTCATCTTTGTTGTTACCACATATGAATGGATGCGTGTTGGCTTTGTTGACTTTACCTTTTGTTGCATAACGAAAGTGTGCAATGAATGGTCGCTTGGTTAGTAGTTTACGATAGTCTTTTGATTTGTAATACTCTACTTCAAAAGTGTCTAGCCAAATAATTCCCAATCCGTGAGGATTGATTCGTGATGATGTCTTGGCTATTTCTTCAGTCATCACATTGTTTTTCTGCTTAATAATAATTACGCACATATTTGATTTGATTTGTGAGGAGTGTCTTTGAAGACACAGACCTCTGATTAATAATTGATTGGACAAATATAAGACTAAATTTAGACATACGCAAGTCTAATCTTATATTTCTTTTTCATCTGCGTATTCACAAGCATTGTTGTAGCAAGTGTTTCTATGTTCTTGCACATAGTCTGCAAAATTATTCCACCAACTCAACTGCATTGAAAAGTTTCCGCTTACTTCCATACTGTCAAAGCAGGTGCTAAACTTTTTTCCCTCATCGTCATACGCAGGTTTGAATTCATTCTGCACACCTTGTATTAATGTTGCTAGGTATTTCTCTCTGCCAATAGCTTGAGTGTCTCTAGCTATCTGCATTCTTCTTTTTAACTCTTTGATTATTTGTTCTTTGTTTGTCATAACTATTTATTTAAAATTTGATTGATATTATTTATTTGTATTTGAACTCGTTCCCAATACACAAGTGTAGATTTTTTTCTATCACCTCTCCTTCCACCATTCCAACATCTTGCTATGGTTTCATAGCTTGAGTCTTTGTGATGATAGTCTCGGATTATATTAAACATCTCGACTGACTTCACTAAACTCCATCTGTCTTTTAATGTATATCTTTCTTCCTTGTCCATCTTTTTTAGAACTCTGTTTACTTCTCTAACCATTATTGGTCTTATCTGCAAAACTCCTACGGCATTTTCATTCTTTGCATATGCCGTTGAGTCTAGTCTAGATTCTACATACATCATTGCAACTAGCAATGTGTCTATCGCCAATGGCTTGGGAGGAACTACTTCCTCCCTTACCACTAGAACAGAGTCTGTCTTTTGAACTTCTTCTGCTTGGATAGTTAGTGTCTTTGAAGACACATCACTACCCACATATCCAACCACAGATAATGCTGATATAAATATTAATTTTTTCATTGTCTTAGATTTATGATTGTTACATCTTTCATACTCTCTTTATATTCCTCTGCTCTTTTTTCGCTAGTGAAATATATTTTGTTCGGGTCAAACAATTCTTCTGATTGGTCATCCCAACAAGACCGCACCAACTTCGTTCCGCTTTCGATTGTCCAATAATCATCTCCCTCTTTAAAAGGGTATCCTGATTCGTACCATAATTCATCTAAGCTATAACCTTTGGTTCGGCATATATAGTCTATGAAATTGTTGCAGTGTTTCAGGTCATTGAACTCTTTAGTTAAGACCCACTGCCCTCTGTTCGTTCCATAAGTTATCTTATGTGTATCGAATTGTAATGTTACTTTATACATAATTTTAATTTTTAGATTTAACTGCGGTAAATTTTTCTCTTACAATCCACTTGTATCTTCCAATGTTTTCATTGTAAATTCTGTCGATTGCTTCCCATTTAGAATGTGCAGGTAAGACTTTAATTAGCTTACCTGCATATCTAACTTTGTAGTAGTGTTGTCTCTCACTATGCATTGTGTCTCTCTTTTATGTCAGCTATAATAAGTAGACTTGTCGCATACATACAGAACAATAAGAACGCACATACAACTAGCATTGATACTGCTCCACTCACGCTTTGTAATAGCATTCTAGCATCGTTAAAAAGAATGTGGACTAATAGTCTACCTACCATTGAGAAGACTCCTAAGGTTACTGATACATAAACAATTGTTTCTGCATAATTTCTGATTTGATTTTTCATCTTGATTGAATTTAAATTAATTAATGTTTCTGTTTCGTTCTTTTGAACTCATCAGTGAGGACACTCATCCTCAGACAGAGGAGTAGTGTCTTTAAAGACACTACCCCTTTTAGATTAGATTGCTCTGTACCCATTTCTGAGTAACTCTCTGTCGTACCACTTCTGTGCATCAAGTCTTCTCATTGGGTCAACATAGTCAATAATTGGTCTACTTACTTTGTTGGTTAATATCATCTTTCTAAATGTCTTAGCCAACTCAAGTTTTTCGTTTACCTTGTCCATATCGCCATTGTACATAGACTTAATGATTGGTGTAATTTTCTTAAGAAAAGTATTGTGGTTTCCATTTGGATTGTTAATTGAAAAGTCAAGTAACTCGTAGAACAACTCGTATCTTCTCATCATTTGCTTTACCGATTGAAAACGAGATACAACTCTAAACTCGATTAGATTACCTTTATCTAAACAGAATTGGTATCTACCACCACCATTCATCATTTCTTCATCGTATGGTAGCATTGTTAGATTGTTCTTGCAATATCCATTCTTAAGTCTTTTAAAGAATAAAGAATGTAGTATTCCACAATTCTTTCTGATTGCTTTCATAATCTGTTGACCATTCATTCCCTCAACACCTAATGTAACGTGACCACCACATCTGTAGTCACTTGGAGAGTATTGGTCTTCAATAATTTTTCTAGCTTCAAACATCATATTGAAAACTTTGTTTCTCCATTTACCGCTAGGTAGCAATGGTAAGATATTAGTTATAGCTTCATAACCGCAAGAACTATCTCTTTCAAATCCTTTGAACAAAGGATATTCAGTCACTGCTCTAGAACTTAATCTGTTCTTTTCAACTTCAATACCGATAGTGAACTTAGACTTGTGGTCTCCATTCTCATCTACTAAAAGATTACGTTTCTTGGTAGTCTTTAGATTTGCGATATCAGTATTCTTAGCACCTTTGTGCATCTCTCTTGGCTGAGGAGAAGAATGGTAACGAGACATTCTTCCTCTCTGAGATTCGTTTGAATTTGTGTATGTGATTTCGTTTATCATTTTATCTGTGGTTTTTTGTGTCTTTGAAGACACTGATTATTGATTAATTGATTGTTGTAAGAATTCAATTGCATTTGCAATTTCTTCTAGGTTATTTCCTCTAACATTACCGCTATCATCAATTCTAACCGATAGGATATTTCCTTGAGGATTCTTGTAAGTCATTACGAACAAGAAATTTGGTCTCTCTTGCTCAACTTCAGTAGACTCGATAACATCTTGCTCGGCTTGAGCAATTTCTTCTTCTGTAGCATCCTCTGATACTTCGATAGCATCAAGGTCAATGTTTCTTGAGAATTCAAGAAGACCCGCAATTGAACGATTTGCATCTGTTCCAATCTCATCACATTTTTGGTTAAATGCATCTAGAATTCTTTCATCTAGGTTAGCTACTTTCACTAGCTTGTAGAAAAACGATTTCTGATATCCGAAAGTCTTCTGACCGAATTCGGCTTTGCTCCATTCGATTCCCTCTTCACGCATTTTCTCTTGTCCCTCTTCAGATTCAAACCAACGAACTGCATTCCCAACCAACTTCGATAACTTCGTAGTGTGATTGAATTTAGTTTTGTGTGCATTGTTTATGCTCCTTTGCACTCGTCTCACTTCAGTGAGATTAAGAGCAGTCTTAATTTCCGAACTATTCAGAAATGCTGACTCGATACTTAGTAATTCACTCATTTTATTTGATTTTTAGTTACTTAACTCGCTGACTCTCAGCGACTTAGGGTTGTTTTCTCTTGTTTTTAACTCCCCTTTCTGAGACAAATATACTAAATTTAGTTTAATTATTGTCTAATTCTTAAGAAAGTTTTTGTTCTCTCTGTTGGCGGTCAAATTCTCGTACAATTACTAAGTTTTGTTTAAGTACTAAAATCTTCGCACAGACACAACCTTAACTCTCTGAGAGATTAAGTTTTCTTTTTTAGTTTATAAAAGTGTCTTTGAAGACAAACGTAGCTTAGAACGTAGCTAAATAGCTAGAGATTAGGGGAAGGTAAACGTATAACAGAGAACGAGCAGTGACTCGTTCCCTGTTGCCGCTACAGGTAGACAGGTAGTCAAACAAAAAGCTAAAAAAATCTGACCGCACCGAGAAAAACGAAATCGGTTTGCCAAAAAAATATCGGTTTCCAAATGGGGTGCCGCAGCCGTGCACTATATATTACCTGATGGTTCTATATAACTGATAAAATTTTTTGTATCTTTGTACAAAACGCATTAGATATGAAAATGAAATTTCAAAGTATGGGGGGTCTACGAGTTAAAGACGGTAGACTTATAAACGATAGACCTGACGGAATCACAGGGATTGCTCAAGCAGCACAATTAAAGAAGTCATTTAGAAGAGCCAAGAAGGTTGATATGATGGCAGACGGAATTGAATTAGCTGAAGGCAGAAAAGGCTTCTACAGAATGTAGTTGATTTTGATTTGATTGATTGATAGGGAAGGAGACGGCTGATTACCGTCTCTTTTTTTTTGTACACCTACTAGGACTCGAACCTAGACTCTACTGCTTAGAAGGCAGTTGCTTTATCCAATTAAGCTATAGGTGCATATTCAACATATCAATGTTATTTTATATGTTATTTTATTTTTTCTAACTTACTGATTACTAATACTTTATCTTTTTTTATGTTGAAATGTTAAAAAATAGTCTATCATAGATAGAGTATATTAAAGTCTCAATACTACTACTACTACTATATAGAAAGAGAATTATTGCAATATTGTAATTTAGACGAAAGTTAAACATAAAGAATAATAAGGCTAAGATAAAATAAATTCGTATCTTTGAGCAAACTTAAATTAAATACAATATGTCTAATATAGGATATACTCCAAAGAACTTATTGTTCGATGAAGAGGGTAGAAAGAAATTATACAAAGGAATTGAAACATTATCTTCTGCAGTAAAGTCTACACTAGGACCTGCCGGTCAAACCGTTCTAATAGAATCCCCACAACACACACACGGAATAACAGTTACTAAAGACGGAGTAACAGTTGCAAAGTCAGTTGCACTTATAGACCCCACCGAGCACCTTGCGGTGAAGATGATGAAAGAGGCAGCAGAAAGAACTGCAACCTCAGCAGGTGATGGAACCACAACTGCAATTGTTCTTACAGAAGCTTTAGTCAAAGCAGGTGCAGAACTTATAACTGAAAATAAAACATCAGTATTAAGAGAATTAGTTTCTCTAACAGAAACTGTATGCGATAACTTAAAAAAGAAATCGACAAAAGTTACACAAAAAAAATTAAAAGACGTTGCTACTATATCAGCAAACAACGATAAAGAGTTGGGTGCTATTATATCAGACGTATATAAAAAGGTAGGTATAAACGGATTGGTTACTATTGATAGGTCTCAAACATCAGAAACATATTATGAATCTACAAATGGACTAAAGGTTGAAAGAGGTTATGAATCACCTTTGTTTGTAAACAACCAAAAGAAAGATGAGTGTATACTAGAAGATTGTTATATCCTAGTTAGTGATGCACCTATTGAAAACCTACTACACATAGAGAATGTTTTAAAACCTGTAATCTCAGAAAACAAAAGATTATTAATTATTGCACCAACCTCAGCTAATGTAACAAACACTCTAGCTGCGAATGTAATGAAGAACGGATTAAAGCTTTGTACTATTGGACCCCCATCATTTGGATACAAACAACACGAACTAATGCAAGACATTGCTTTAAGTGTTGGTGCCACTTACTATAGTGAAAAGACCGGTGATGATTTAAGCTTGATGACGTTAGAAGATTTGGGTCACTGTGCTAAGGTGATAGTTGGTCGTGACTCAACCGTCATCATTAAAGATGATGTTATTGGAGATGGCGAAATCTATAAAAGAATTAAAGAATTAAAAGAAGCACACAAAAGAGAATCAGATAAAAACAATGCAGAGTTTATACTATCAAGGATTGCAACACTCACAGGTGGTGTAGGTGTTATTTATGTTGGAGGTCAAACTGACCTAGAACAAAAAGAACTTTATGATAGGATTGATGATGCAGTATGTGCAGTACGCTCAGCTTTAGAAGAAGGTATACTTCCGGGTGGTGGTTCAGCTTTAATGCAGGAATCCTATAATATAGGTGATGATACTGTAGCTAAACAAATTTTAGCGAGAGCACTTCGTGCTCCTTTAAAACAAATATGGGAGAACGCAGGAATAAAATATGAAGGTCAATATGAGGCTTCTGTTGAAATAAACAAAATCGGATACAACAATGGGTTCGATGTAAAAGAAGGCAAGTGGGGAGATATGTATAAGTTGGGTGTTATTGACCCGTTAAAAGTAACTAAGTCGGCATTGCAGAACGCAGTGTCTGTAGCAGTAACAATTCTTTCTACCAATGCTATTATAACTATGGCTAGGACTTACGAGGATAAAAATTAATTTAAAACTAATACAATGCCAATTTATAATCAAATATTTGAACACTATAGACAAGAACAACGAAAGATTGAGAAAGCAATCAAGTTGTTAAAAAATAAAGGATTCTATATTAAGGACTTAAAAGAAGATAAGTACCTAACTAAAAAACAGAGAACACATAATGAAGCCAATAGGTAAGTACATCTTAATAAAAGAAATCAAAGAAGAAGTAAAGACTGAATCAGGTCTATTACTTTCTGCGGAAGACACAAGTAACATTAGATATAAGAAAGGTAAAGTAATAGCACCCGGAACTGATGTAAGTGTTATTGATTCAGATGATATTATATTTTATGATTCAAGAGCAGGTTACACATTGATAATTAAAGAAGAAACCTATACGGTTATTTCTGAGAGAGATGTCGTTGTTGTCTTATAGCCTTGTTTAACTTTTTTATATAATTCCTAAACACGGTATCCATATACCCTATGTTTTTTAGGAAGAGAGGATTGTTTGATTTAGATTCAGATATTTCCTCACCCTCTAGTTTTTTATAAACGGATGATATAACTCTAGCTGCTTTATATGAGAGTTGGTATATAGCTTTCTTTTTACCGTGTCGTTTTCTAAACACTTCTATCCATCCCCTCTCTCTTAAACTTTCAAACCTATTCTTATCCCAACTAAGTAGTTCATTGAACTCATCAAAGTCATCTTTGCTAAAGTATTTCTCAGACTTGAGAAACATAAGCATATCTAAATCTGCGGTAGTTAAATCGTATTTTGACTTAATGTAATATCGAACAACCTTCCAATATTTCAAGTAATCAGGCATTCAATTAAATTTAATATCTTTGTAGCAAAGATAATAATAAATATTTCGATATGAGTTGTGAAGGATTAACCGGAAAAAAACTAAAAGACTGTCAAGCTAAAGCCAAGATAGATAAAGCTGCTGAGTCTGATAAAAAGACTAATGCTGAAAAAGCAAAAGCAAGAGCAGAGAAACTTAAGAAGGCTACTACAGATTTAAGTACTTTCAAAAATAACGATGTAGTTAAATGGGAAAAGAAACCAAATGGAGAGAGAAGAACTTCAAGCGGTAGTAAGTTAGCATTTGGAGGAACAGGTTTAGGTAAGACAAGAACTCGTATGGCAAGAAAGAAAAAAGGCAGAAGCTACAGAGCATAATGAAAAATTTAAAACCATACTTTACGGCAGCAAACAAAGTTATGAAGGGTAAACCTGAAAAATTTGGATTACCATCTAACAAACAAATTGCAAATAGTATATATGTTAAATGCGGAAATAAAAAGTAATGGCTAGAAAAGCTAACGTATCAACATATACTAAGACTAAAAGAAAATCTCATTCTCATAATAAGAATGCTAGTAAAGGTCAAGTCAAGTATAAGAAAAAATATAGAGGACAAGGAAGATGAGTAAATTAAAAAAAAGAAATAAGATTTGTTCTAAAGGTATAGCTTGGGCAAAAAGAACTTTTGATAAATATCCATCTGCTTATGCTAATATGGCAGCAAGTAAATATTGTAAAGACCCTAACTATGCTAAGGGTGCAAAAGGAAAAAAGAAGTAATGGGTGAGTTAAAGAAGTGGAGAGAGCAGAAGTGGGTAAGGATTGGAACTGATGGTTCAATCTTAGGTGCTTGTGGTACAAGTAAAAATAAAAAAAATCCTGACAGATGTTTACCATTAGCTAAAGCTAAATCATTAAGTAAATCTGAAAGAGCAGCTACTGCTAGAAAGAAAAAAAGAGAAGGAGGGTTCTCTAAGCAATTCGTATCTAATACCAAGAAAGCAAAGGTTAGAAACGCATAGTGGAAGACGGATTACTCATAGCATTATTATCTGCTTTCGGTGTAAAAGAAATATGGTCGATTATAAAAAAGAAGATGGACCAAAATGAAAGAGAAGGAGATAAGCTTGACAAATTATCTTTAAAGATAATTACAGAGTTGAAAGATAAGATTGATTCATTAGAATTAAAGATAGAAGAACTAATTATAGAAAACACCAACCTTAAAATAAAGGTTGCTAAAATGGAAGAAAGGTTAATTAAAAGTGCAGCACATAGTAAAAAAAGAAGATAAAAGAGATAATGCTTGGTTTGTAGACCAATATAATAGAAACCGACTTCCTAGTGATTGGGTGAAAAATTATAAAGAATTAAAAAAACTAATGGCTTCATTAAATAAAAGAGATGGCAGTAAGTAAAAAAAATATGAAGTGTAATTCGGTAAGACCGAGTACGAGACCCGGAAAAAAGAAAATGGTTAAGGCTTGTGAGAATGGAAAAGAAAAGCTAATTCATTTTGGAGCAAAGGGTTACGGTCACAATTATTCTTCTGCTGCAAGAAAGTCTTTTAAGGCTAGACATAAGTGCGGAACTGCTAAGTCTAAACTAACCGCTAGGTATTGGAGTTGTAAAAAACTATGGGCAGGTAAGGGTGGTTCTACAAAATCTTCACCAAAAAATAGACAAGGAAAATATTAGTATATTTGTAGAATAAAAATATTTAAAAATGAAACAAGGATATAATTCAAGACTCAATGAGTCTTTAGGAGCAAGAAACGGAAAGAAGTCTCAATCACTAAAATCTCGTAGAGATGAATCTAAAGGGATGGAGAAAGCTTCAGGTAAAAGAGCATACTCAGGAAACAAGTCTTCTGCACAAGGATGTTACCATAACAACAATCTTAAAGTTGTAAAACATAACTTTTAAGATGGGTAAGTTATTGGTAAGGTTAGGAATGTGGATGCAAAAGGTTTGGTGTAAACTTTGTTGTAAATGGAATTGGTTAATTTCAAAATTAATCATTGACGTAAACGAATGTCCTGTCGCACAATGTATGTGTAAAAAAGAATCAAAATGAAATCAAAAGGTTTAGGAGATACAATAGAGAAAATAACAACTGCAACCGGAATCAAAAAAATTGTTGATGCAGGAGCAAAAGCATTAAATAAAGACTGTGGGTGTGGAAAAAGGAAAAGAATGTTGAACGACAAATTTCCTTATAAAAAATAATAGATATGAGTTATCAAAAATTACAAGGATATAAAGCATTAGGTGTATTACCTTCAGACGTTGCTAATGTCCCATACCCCGTATTAAAAGAAAATGAAATCGAAGGTTCAACTACTCTAGTAGAAGTTGATAAATTAATTGACAAAAATGGACTTGCAGATTTTATAAGAAAAGGTGTGAAACCCGGAGACATAGTATATAATATGACTTTAGGAACTGCCGCTACAGTTGTATCTGTTGACACCCCTGACCAACTTACTTTAAATGCAAACATTATGCTAAACGTAGGTAATAGTTATATTATTTATCCTGCTAGTGTTATGTATAGTGGAGTACACGATGCTAATAATGGTTGTGTATTATATGTAGGGGATGCAGGAGATTTAACTGTTACGTTAATTACAGGGACTAAGGTTACCTTTAAAAATATGCCTGTAGGATTTGTACCTATTCAAGTAAAACAAGTATGGTCAACTAATACAGATGCAAAAAACATTGTAGCACTTTGGTAATATGCAGACATTAGGAATAGCTATATCGATAAGAATATGAAAACATTTTGGACACAATCATCTACAATGGCAGATGACGTAACGATAATGTATAACTACATTAGTAATGATAAATAATTGGATGGGTGACATTAAAATGTACTTATTGAATATAAGTACCCTTGCGATTTCGATGTCGCATATAGATATGATATTAAAGATTACTTTGTTAATATTGTCAGTAGGGTATACGGCACAAAGGTGGTACCTGCTAAACAAAGAATCTAAAAAGAAAAATGAAGATTGATAAACTCATAGTACATTGCTCTGCAACTCGTGAAGGTCAACACATTACAATAGATACAATAAAAGATTGGCACGTTAACGGAAGAGGTTGGAGAGATGTAGGATACCATTACGTCATTTACCTAGACGGTACAATTAAAAAAGGTAGAGAAGATAATGTTCCCGGTGCTCATTGTAAACAGTACAATAGAAGCAGTTTGGGAATTTGTTATATTGGGGGGGTTGAGTCTGACGGCAAAACACCAAAAGATACTAGAACTCAAGAGCAAGTGGACAGTCTTGAGTCTTTATTACTAACTTTAAAAGCCATACATACTGATAGTGTCGTGCACGGTCATAGAGATTTTGCTAATAAAGCTTGTCCAAGTTTTGATGCTACCGAAGAGTATAGGTACATAAGCGAAATGGAATATGAAAAAAATTGTTGAATGGTTCGGAGGTAGTGTAGT